GTATTTGTAGATGGAGTATTTGTAGATGGAGTATTTGTAGATGGAGTATTTGTATTTGAAGAAAACATACTTGAATAAGCACTTGATGCACCATTTGAAATAGATGATGCTGCCGATCCTACAGCACTATCTGCTCCTTGAATTATATTATTGCTTGTTCCAGAAACCCATTGCCCCCAACTTCTTTTAGGAGCATAGGGATCTTGTGGTTGACCCCAAGATAATGGATTATACCAAGAACCTCCTCTTAGAGTTCTTTTTTTATAATATTTTTTATTATTCGTCATATAATATTATATAAGAAAACTTTTCCTCTTTATTTAAAAACTTGATTTACCCAATTTAAAAATTTCAAAACCTGCTAAAGCTCCAGCTATTTGTGCAATAATATATGGTAATAAATCAGAGCTTGGTATTTTTCCTGCATACATAAATGCAATTGCAACAGCAGGATTAAACGCGCCACCACTAATAGCACCACCTAAAAATACACCTATTGCTAGAGCAGCACCAATTGCCAAATAATTATTTGTGGCAAAAATTACAAAAACCAAAAATAATGTTCCTAAAAACTCAACAAGATATTTGTTCATTTTTATATATTAGTTTTAGAAAAATTTATTTTAATTCTAATAATTCTGTCTTGGTAAAGAACCCCATGCACAAATTCCTGGTTGTGTTAAACTATAATTATAAATTGAACCTTTTTTCCTAGGTGCTGTGCATCCGCCTGATCTTGCTCTACGTAATGCTGTTCTTCTAAAACTTGTATCATAACTTTTTGATCCTATTGGCGCCTCTAATGGCAATCCTACCTTATATGCCGACTTTCCTACTGAAATACTTTTTAAATTACTTGTATGCATAGAAGATGGTATTGGTTCTATATAATTCATATGAGAACTGACGGCATATTGTCTTTGAGATGAATATGCAACTTTAGTTATCGGCACTGATAATTTTCCTAAAGCATCTTGAATAGCCTTTTGTTGAGGACTCAATGCAGTTGCTCTTAAATAACGTGCTCTTGCATTGGTATCCATTTCCGCATAGACTGGTTCCTGACCAGGATAGAATTGTGGAGGCGTAGGTCTTTTACCTGTTAAAATACCATAATTATGGTAAGGAATTATATTTGGATATTTACCTGTATCTAATGGACCTCCAATAGGAGCATTAACAAATCCTGCAAAGGTTTGTGATCCAATTGATGTTGTAATTCCATAAGGAGTAGTCATTTAATATATTATATGAAAATATATTATATGATTTATATTTATTTATTTTTTTATAATATCTAATATCTTCTTATTGCGCGATAAGCAACTTGAGATCCACTACTTTGATCTCCACCAAATGATAAATCATTGTAATTTTGGTTCACTGCTTGATTCTTCTTAAAACGAATATAATCTGAACTATCATAAACATACTTACCATTACATGTAGATGATGGAATAGATGCATCAAGTTGTATTTCAGACCAAACGACGGATGGAGCTGTTTCCGTATTTGAACCAAAACGTTGTCTTAAACCAGATAAACCTGGTCTACTTTGGAATGATTGTATACATCCACCAGACGAATAATTTTGTCTACTTAACAAATCACCTGCATTATTAACTGCTCTAAATGGAGTAACTATACGTAATCTATTAGAACTTCCAGAATATGTTGTTGTATTCCAAGCATCTCTCAATGTAAATCTTGTGATTGCAAAATTATCTGAATTATCATGATCAATTAATGGCTGAGGCATACGTCCTTTAATACCACCACCAAGTTGAACACGAAGATTTGGATTATTTTTAACATATAAAGGTTTTCCAATACCAGGCAATAAAGATGAACCTAAGCCTCCGGTTGTAAAACCACTTCTTCCTGTTGCTGATGGGGAAAATCCTGTTCCAATACTATTAGACATTTATAATATAGATTTATAAAAAAAATATATTCCTTAAATGTCTATAGTAAATATTTTATTTTTTTTATTAGTATAATCTATAATGTTTGATTTTACATTTTTAATAAGTGCAGTTGTATTTGTCGTTTTAGATTATATATATTTAGGTGTAATGAAAAATTATTTTCTTAAACAAGTTCAGCTTGTCCAAGGTTCGCCATTAAAAATCAATTTATTAGCTTCCATAATTTGTTATATATTTTTAATTACCGGAATCAATTACTTTATTATTAAACCAAATCGCAGTATACAAGATGCATTTTTATTGGGTTTAGTAATATATGCAGTTTATGAAACAACTAATTTAGCACTATTTAAAAATTGGTCTTGGTTAACTGTCATAATAGATTCATTATGGGGAGGAACCTTATTTGCATTAACAGCTTTTATTGTTCATAAAATTAAATTTTTGTTTAAATAATTTTTTCTCATTTTTAATAATTAATTGCGTATGGAATAAAATATAAACTTAAGACTAAACCTATGATATTAGTATTTATAGTAAATGTTTTAAAATATGAACTTAATAAACAAGATATAATCATGGCAAAACTATCGCCTATAATTGCTTTATACCCCAATTCTTTCGCATATTCTTTAAAAAAATCTAACATATAATTATACCCTAAAGGTATATTTTTAACAAATATATAAAATAAATTATCGTAAATAATTTGAACGCACAAAGCTATTGCAATAAATTTCCAAATATTAAATTCTTGAAAAAAGTATTTGTAAAAAAATCTTGTTATTATAATTCCAATTACTAGTATTAGAAAATCAATAATTACTGCAGCTAAATTAAATTTTTTATACCAATTTTTTAAATATTTAGAACTAATAAAGTTATGTTGAGATAATAATATTATAAACAAATCCGCATTTAAGCATCCATTTAATATAGGCAAATAATCTGAAACATTATTAAAATTTGAAATATCTCCGAAAATCATTCAAAGCTATATATACTTTGTAAATATAAATTATAATATTTACAAAATAATTGGGTTTACAATCTAAGCATTTTTATTTTTTACAAAATTATCCACATCCTTTTTATAAAGAATTGTATTGTTCTGTAATAAATTTGAAATTTCTATAAAGGTTTCGTAATCATTTGTTAATATATTTTTCGCCTCTAAATATGCTTCTTTTACTAATTCTAACGATTCTTTATCCATTATTTCTCTAGTATAATCTGAATATTTATTTCCAATTGCTAAACTTCTTCCTAAAAATGGATTAGAATCATCACTAATATCATCATTATAAAATACTTCTAATTTATCTCCCATTCCAAAATTACCTATCATTCTTTTAGCTAATGAATTTGCAGTCTTTAAATCCTGCACAGCTCCCATTGAAACATTTTCATCTCCATAATAAATACTTTCTGCAGCTTTACCTCCCATTGTAATTATTAACCTTTTCTTAAATATATCTTTTGTATATAAACCACCTTTTTTAATTTCCGGTTTCTCAGAAAAAATTGTATATCCTCCAGCACCATTATATGTTGATTGAATTGACACTTTTTGAAAATCAAAATATTTGTCAAATTTTAATACTAATAATGCATGACCTATTTCATGGATTGAAACTCTTTGATTTGTTTCAAAACTATCTATTGGAGTCTTTCTTATCAAGCCAACTAATGATTTTTCAAATGAATCAAATATATATTTTTCTTTAATACTAGTTTCATTATTTCTTACTGAAAGAATAGATGCTTCATTTATTAAATTCTTCAACTCAGCTCCTGAAAATCCATCTGTTAATTCTGCAATCGCTGATAAATCAAATGGTTCTTCCATTTTCTTTTTTTTTAAATATACATCAAGAATCTTTTCTCTTGACAATTTATCTGGAACTGGAACTTTTATTATTCTATCAAATCTACCTGGTCTTAATAATGCCTTATCTAAAATATCTTTCCTATTTGTAGCAGCCATTACAACTATATCATCATTATTATTAAAACCGTCCATTTCATATAACATTTGATTTAAAGTTTGTTCCCTTTCATCATTTGCCATATTTATTCCAGCACCACGTTGTCTACCGACCGCATCAATTTCATCAATAAATATAATAGCTGGCCTATTTTCTCTAGCCATTTTAAATAAATCTCTAACTCTAGATGCTCCCATTCCAACAAATAATTCAACAAATTCAGAACCGGATACTGAAATAAAAGATGAATTAGTCTCCGAAGCAATTGCTTTCGCAAGTAATGTTTTACCAGTTCCCGGGGGGCCTTCAAGTAATATTCCTCTAGGCATTTCAGCACCAATTTCTTTGAATTTTTCTTTGTTTTCAATATATGAAATAATTTCTTTACATTCATCAATAACTTCTGGGCTCCCCGCCCATTCAGCCAAAGAAATATTTGGTTTAAGAAATTCAGGTTGTTTTTTTGCAATTATAGGCATCATCTGAAAAGGATTTTGACCAAAACCATTTGATAATCTTGTGAGTAAAGAAATTACAAAAAATAAGGGTATAATATAACTTGTAAATGATATAAATCCATTGAATAAATCTTTTACAAATAATAATGATTCAGGAGCTAAATCTACAAAATATATAGGTGTATTTGCATCAGCTGCTTTTTCAACCAAATTAGGAATTATAATAGGATTAATATTTGCCAAATGAAAATTATTATATAATGGTTCCTTATCAAATAACTTATCTATAGTAACCATTTCTTTAAAATCATTATCTACTAAAATTTTTTGAACATTTTTATCCATAATACTTTGAATCATATCATTATAATTTTCGTTAACCAAATTATATTTGAACTTTTGAAAGTTTGAAATATCTTCCAAATAATCATCTGAAATTTTTAAACTTGTTTTTCTTTTAGAAATAGAAATTGTTTTAAAAGATATTAAGCCATTTACAATATTTGTAAAAAAAAATAAGGAAAAATATAATTTCATTTAAATATATAATAATTATTATTTATTTTTTAAATTATTTTAAATTTTAATTATATATTAAATATTATATTATTTATATGAAAGGCAATAATCATTTATCAATATTTAATAATAATTCCAAATTAAAAAAATATTATAAAAAACCAACTAGAAGATCTAGACAAACTAACAAATTAAATAATAGAACATTAAATATGAGAAAATTCAAAAAAATAGTCGGTGGAAATAATGGTGATAAACTAAATAATGATAATAGTCATATTATCAAATTTAATAATGGCTTATATATAGGAAAGATTGATGAAAATGGTATGCCTCATGGACAAGGAACAGTAGATTATAGTAATGGTAATCATTATGAGGGTAATTGGTTAAATGGTCAAATAAATGGAAAAGGTAAAATGGAATTCAAAGATGGAAGAATTTATGATGGAAATTGGAATAATGGAGAAATAGATGGAAAAGGTAAAATGACTTACATTGATAATTGCATTTATGATGGAGAATGGATTAAAGGAAGGAAAAATGGGAAAGGTATTATGTATTATCCTAATAATACTATTTTTGAAGGCGAATGGTCTGATGGTAAAAAAAATGGGCAGGGAAAAATGTATTATGCAAATAATACACTATATGAAGGAAATTGGATTAATGACTCTAAACAAGATAATGGTAAGTATCATGAATTAGATGACAATGGTAATATAATTAATAGTCATGATATTAATCCAAATAAAAAAGCTAAATATTAAAAAACTTTTTGTAAAATAATATAAAATATAATAATTTAAAAATAATTTATTATACATAGATAATGTTGTTAATATTGTTAATTTTATTTTTATTAAATAAAACAAGTAATAGTCTAATTAGTAACCAAAGAACTCTTATAAAAACTTTCTTAAAAGCAGAATTAAATAATTTTGATAAAGGGTTTTTTCATTTTGATATAGAACCAAGATTGGAAGGACCAAATGAAAATGGCATTTTAACATGGTATCCTATTGGTTTTTCAAAAGATTTTGGTTTTAGACCTAAACAAGTTATAATTAGAGATGTTAATTATGCAGTTTGGAAAGATAAAAATACCTATTATGGAATTAGGGATTGTTGCAGTCATCAAGGATCATCTTTTATTAAAGGCGAAATATGTAATAATATTATTACTTGTCCTTATCATGGATATAATTTTGATGGTTCAAATGGTAATCTTGTAGAAATTCCTAATTATCGTCATATGGAATCCAAAAATCAGAATATAGATTGTTTTAAAGTAGTTGAGAAAGGTGATATTGTTTATTTCAATACTATTCCTATAAATGAAGAAAATAAACATCTCATTGATGAAAGCAAAATATTTATTGAACCTGAATATTTTGATAGAAATCAAAGAGTAGTTTATTTACATGAAGATTTTAATCATTATGCAAAATTTGTATCCGTTAATAGTCTTGATATTTGTCATATTGGATTTGTACATACTTTTGGAAATAAAAAAAACCCTAATCCTGTTAAAAATTCTAATGTAATAAAAATGGATGATTTTGATTTCCATTATAAAATCATTTATGAATACATGGCTGGAGAAAATTCACTTGTTAATAAAATTTATAATTTTGATAAAATTATTGTTGAAAATGAGTATATTTTACCTCATACAACGGTTGCTAGAGTTAAATTTGGATTAATGTCGTCTACTATTATAACTCATGCTTTACCTATTTCAAAATTTAAAACACGATTATTTGTAAAAGCTTATAGAAGTTATTGGTATAAATATCAAGATATTTATAAAATGAATATATTTTTTCCATTTGAAGAAATTATAAATATTGTTGGTGATAAAATAACCTATAACACCATGTTTAATACTTTGAAACAGGATAAATCAATTGTGGATTATATTGATAAATCAAGTTATGAATCTATGCATGGAAAATTTAGTATTACATATGATATATTTTCTAACCATTATAAATGCAATTATAAAAAATTTTATGAAAAAAATAATACTAGTATTTAAAAAAATAATACAATTATTTGAAAAAATAATTATTTTTTCATATTAAATAAAGGCACATCATAAATATAACTTGTCCATAATATAAAATTTGATATCCAAGGATAAAAACTATAACAATTTATAGTTTCTGCTTTTGTCATCAGCATAAAATCTAATAAAATATTGATTTCATCTTCCGAATCCATATTTTTACTTAAAAACGTATGAGTAGGTTTATTTAAAAACACAAAGACATTTTTATTTTTAAATAATTTATTTATATATTTTTTAAAAAATAAAGAATCACTTATTACTACGCATGGACCATCTTTCTTTTTTTCATTAAACAATTTTATAAATTTTTGTACTTCTAAGATATCAAAATCTCTTTTTGTAACAAATTTATTATCACCAAAACGAAAATGATAAAGATGATATTTATTTGGCAATTTATTTAAATGCTCATATAAATTATTATTAAAATCTGGAGTAAAATTCAATATATTTTTAAAATCATTTTTAATAGTATCATTAATATTATTAATATCTGGATAATTATTTGTGCTAATTCTTATTGAATCAGAATTATTATTCAATAAAAAATTTATTATATCTTCATCATGGCATTTTTCATCACCATAAAAAAAAGTTTCACTCTCTTCTATTTCTAATAATTCGCTTGAAATTTCATTTAAAAAATAATTTTTCATTTTTGACTTTGAAAAATCAACTAGTAAATTAATTTGTTTTTTTTCTTTTATTTTGTTAATGATTTGTAATATTGATATCAACCCTCTAAAATTATCTCCTAAACCTGGTTTATTTAAAAAAGTAAATATTAAATTCATATATAATATAATATTTTAATATAAAAAATATTATACTATCTAACATAAATCTTTTTTTTTCATATTTAATGCTCTGTCATTATTCTAGGAACTACATTCATAGTTGTTAATTCCTGAAATAATAATTTACAAGAATATGGTATCTCTACATATGAGAAATCAACACGATTATCACAAGTTTTACAACAATGTATATGTAATTTATCATTATATGGAGCTATTAAACCACACTTTTTACAAACAAATACAGAATATTTATCTGATGCATCATACATTCTTCCTCTTGTAAATTTAGAAGCACCATGAGATACCATCGCATCCTTCTCCATTTCCCCGAATCGAAGTCCTCCATCTCTTGATCTTCCTTCAGCAGGTTGTCTAGTTAAATTAACCATCGGTCCAATAGATCTACTATGCTGTTTATCATTTACCATATGTTTTAATCTTTGATAAAATACTGGTCCCATAAAAACACTACATTCCAATTGTTCTCCATTTAATCCATTATATAATAATTCATTTCCATAGCCCTCATATCCCAATTCTAATAATTTTTCAGATAAAGTATTTATATCTATATTTCCGAAACTTGTTCCATCTCCAAATAATCCCAATTCAACTAAAACTTTACCTAATAATGTCTCTTTTAATTGACCAATTGTCATACGAGAAGGGATTGCATGTGGATTTATTATTATGTCAGGTCTTACACCGTCTTTAGTAAACGGCATATCTTCTTCAGGAATAATGTTTCCAACAGTTCCTTTTTGACCATGTCGACTTGAAAATTTATCACCTATTACCGGTTTTCTTAAAGAACGTAATCTTACTTTTGCAAAACTATAACCATCTCCATTTCTATCTATATAATTTTTATCTATATATGTTTCTTCTACTGTTCTGTATTGTTTACTACCATCTTCATATTTAATTACTTTTGTATGATCATTTCTATTTTCTTTGATTGGTGTTACTTTTGCAATTATTATATCACGATTTTCAATCAATGTATTTTCATTTACAATTCCTTTAGAATTTACTTTATTATAATTACCAAATTTCATTCCTTTAGTTTTTGACGGATCTGGTTTACATCTTATCTCTTCATCACCATTAATTTTTTGTTTATCTTCATCTTTCTCAGTATGATATATTGTTATCTGAAATAATCCTCTATCAATTGAACCTTTATTTATTAATACTGAATCTTCCTGATTATAACCTGTATGTGTCATTATAGCGACATTTATATTACAACCTGATGGAATTTCATTAATTTTTATCATATTCATAATTCTTGTATCAACTAATGGTCTTGTCGGATATGTCATGACATACGATGTTTTATCCATACGTTCGTTGTAGTTTGTTGCATAAACACCCATCGCTTGTTTTTGCTGTGCTGATTGATACGTATTTCTTGGAGATTGATTATGATCGGGAAAAGGTATACATGAAGCCACGACACCAAATATAGTAGAAGGATGTATTTCACAATGAGTAAATTTATAAATAGTATCATGACTTTTATCAATAATATCTTTTGGTTTAGTTGCAATCATACTATAATTTTGTTCTTCAGCATCTATGTATTCAATAACTGATTCATCATTTTTACAATTTGTTAATAAATCATCCCAAGACATATTTTGATTTTTCAAATCTGATATTATTTTATTTGATAATAATATATTATTATTCTTCACACGTAATAAAGGTCTTGTAACTCTACCACTATCATTACAAATTCTAATTTCTTGCAATTTATAATCAAATATAATTGATGTATAAATATTTATAATACCCTTGTATTTCTTTTCTTTTAGTGAAACGTATAAATTATATGCATCGTCAGAAATTCCAATCCATGAACCGTTTATAAAAACCTTAACTTTATTGTGTAATTCGCTTGGTTTCAATATTTCCAAGCTTGTTATATAAGGTTCTATATATTCATATAAAGAATTACTATTAGAATGTATTGTGATATTTGTCATATAACTCATATTTTTTACTATTCCAACTGACGCACCTTCAGGGGTATTATGGACAGCTAATCCATCTTTTAAAATAAATCTACCGCGTTTATCGTGTAGTTGCCAACCAACATATGGACCAATTCCAGTTTCTACTAATTTAAATTTACTACACATAAAAGATTTACTTCTTAAAATTTGCGTTTCATTTTCTTTAGATGCTAATTTTTTACGATGAAGAAGTGTAGGTATTTCACTAATTTTATGACCTGTAATTGATAATTCTTTATATGTGCTAAACTTTTTTTCTTTACTTTTTTCATCAGTCCATTGACTTCTTCCTTCTTTTACACCACATGAAAATCCTAAAGACATTGCTAAAGTATAAGCGTCTTCTATTATTCTGTAATTCGCTGGTCCTTGAGAAATACGTATTTCACGTCCTTCAGCGCGAACTGAACCATCTGTATCTATTAATCCAGCCAAAACTTTTAATCTAGTTTCTCTATCATTTGTAAGATATTCATTTGGAATATGTTTATTTTTTAAAAGATTATATTTGCGAAGATATTTTTTAAGAGGAGCTTCTTCTACTCTATTACATAATCCTTGATTAGATGCCTCTTTATTTTTTTTAGATACTACAGAGAATTTATATCTTGATCCTTTTAATATTATAGCTCCATTTTCTTCAGCCCATTTTTCCCAATAAGCAAGAGTTTCAAAATCCGTTTTATAATTTAAAGCAAATCCTGTTCCATCACTTAAACCATCGCCTAACCACATACCAAGTAAATATGGGTCCATTTCTACATCTTTTTTACTCCAATTTATACCTTCTGTTTTAAATAAAACTAATTTATCTTTTGTTCTTTGTTTTAAAGTTAAATACTTTTCTATAGTTATATCAATAGTATTATCATCCTCAAAACTGTTTACAAACTTTTCTGCTTGTTCTAAAGATTTAAAGCATTTTCTTTCAAATATTATTTTTTCACGATTTAAATATTCTACTATGTGAGTATAATTTCTATCCAATTGGGTTGAATTTCTAATTACTTTATGGCTACGTATTTTAAGAGTAAGAATATGATTATCTGTTACACGATGTTTCATAAAGTTATCTTTATCAGGAATTATATCATACATATTTTTAAAACCTCCGCAAGTAGAACGGACTGTTGTTGAATTACCTAAGTCGTCAATAAGTATATCATTAATTTTTATATCTTCAGCTAGTTTGATAGTTCCATCCCACATTAAAATTGGTGTTTTAGGATCAAAACATTCAGCAACACATAAAAATCCCCATGACGTATTATGTAGTTTACGAGGAGGAACTAATTTTCCACTTTTATCTGTAGGTGTAGAAACACGCCTCAAATGACTTAAACTTGCAACATATGTTAAACGATTTAATACTTGAGCTACACCTACTTTATTGGAATTTGTATGTTTAATACCGAAATCACCAGTAGCTAAAGCACGCTTAAATCCATTTTCTATTGTTGTAGATTTAATAATTTTATAAATATTTGTTAAATTTACAATATTTAAATAATCTTCTTTTGATCTCCAACTTCCATTATTTATCTCTTTTACAATCTGTTTTTCCATATCTTTCACTAATTTATTGAAATAATTACGAAATAAATTATTTAATGATGTTCCAGTCAAATCAACACGTTTATTTATATATGAATCCCTATCATCAGCTTGAATCCATTCAAAACTAGCTTGCATTAACTTGTTTGCCATATATCCTAATAAATATATCTTTTGCTTTACGGTTTGACAATGAGGGAATAAATCATTTTGTAAAACTTCCAAGGTAAATTGATGTTTTTTTAGAGCCCCTGTTTCCTTATCCATATTTATTGGTGTAAAACTAGCAAAATTTATAATATATCTTATAGCGTCTTCATAGGTAATATATTTATTTGCTTCAATAATAGACGCTTGTAGATTTTCAAGCATTCTTTTATTTTTGTCTAATGAAATATTTAACAAAATATATTCGCAAATTTCTTTATCAGATTCAACACCTAATGCGCGAAATACAATGAATAAAGGAATTGGTTGTTTAATTCTGGGAATTTGTAATAATAATGGATAACCAAAGCCATTATTTTTTGAACTTATCATCATATTTATTTGCTTTGGTGATATACATTTAAAATCAGGAACAGATTTTATTTCTGCTTTCCATGAATATTTCGTATCATTTTTAGAAATATTAAAACAATAAACCTTATTCTCAGCAGCTCTTTCTTGTCCTAGAACTGTCTTCTCTGATCCATTAATAATAAAATATCCTCCAGCATCATATTTACACTCTCCTGTATGATGAGTGTCAACATATTTATATTGACTTAGAACACAAATATTAGATTTTAACATAATAGGTAATTTTCCAATATGAATTTTTGAAAGAGTTTTATTAAGCGTTTTTACATTTTCCAAATTTTCACCATCTCTGATAACATATTTTATATTTATATCCACAGTCATTGAAGATGCGTAGGTAAAATTTCTTAGACGTGCTTCTTGTGGAAACATCAATTTTATCGCACCATTGTTTTCATGAATCTGCGGACGATAAATATGAAAATTATCAAATGTAATAAACATTTCTAGACAATATTTACCAGATTTAGCATCATAATCATTTTCAGATTTTATATTAACCGGATTAAACATTTCAATCGTTTTAATAATCTGATAGCCAACAAAATTATTGTAGGATTCTAATTGATGTCTTACTAATTTTTCTAAATGCTGGTCTCCAAAATAAGATTCTATAATAGTCCATGGCTCCTCAATATAGGGATTATTCTCAATATCAAAAACTGCTGTTTTTTCCATTTCTTTTGCTATTGAAATCATCCCAGGAGTTATTTTATATATCAATTTTTTTTTAAATTGTTTTTTTCTATTTTATATAAATTTTGAATAAATTATTATATTTTATATATTATATAAATGGCTATAAAACGAATAATTAGAAATTTTATTGAATCTAATAATAACTTAAATTATATTATAAATAAGTTAATTTTACAAGATAATAATCCTAATTACTATATTTCAAATAAACTGTTTAAATTTTGTTTAAACAATGTTGAGGATCCCATATTTTTAAATGAATTAACTAATATTTTGAAGAACATTTCAACACGAAAAGATATTGATCCTCTACCAATTCGTAAAATTACCAATCTTAGTAGAAATAACTTTAACAGAGAAAAATTAAAGATGTATACTGATAATTTTAATACTCCATGCGTATTTACTTTTAATGAAAATTTTGATAAATTAAAAGATTTGAGAGAAAATATTTTAAATAGCGATATAAAAATAATATATTGTAAAGAAACAGCTACATATTCAAAATCAGCTAATTTTGATTCCAAAAAACATAATATATTTAATCAGCATATTGAAAAAAATGATTTATTAGATATAATTCCTGGTTTAAGTGATTATTTATTAATAGGAGATGTGTTTATTAGTAAAAAAGGTGATTTTACTGGTTTACATAATGAAATAGAGCAAACACTTAATATACAGATTGAAGGTAAAAAAAAATGGGTTTTAATAGATCCCAAATATTCTGAAGATTTATTGCCTGTAAAATCAACTAATATAATTAATTATTATTCATTATACTCCAATAATAAAGTTATGTTTGATAAATTCCATAAAAAAATTACAAGATATGAAGTTGAATTACTAGAAAATGATTGTTTATTTATACCATCATGGATGTATCATGCAATTGATACTAAAGAAGATTCTCTCTCATTAAGTTTAAGATATAAAGTAGGTTCAATACATAATGAATTATATTTTCCTGAAAATATTTTTAATAAATTGATTAATCATTTAAATTTTAATAATATAGTAACATCTGGAAATAATGATGATATATTTAATTTTATAATAAAAATAATTCTTGAAAAATTAATTGGCGTTGAATATAATATTGAAGAAACAAAAAAACAATTATATTATAAATATATAAACAATCTAGTCGAAACATATTTGAAACAAACTAACACAAGCAGCTAGAGCTTTTGTAAAAAAGGTTGAATAATAACAATTTACATGTGAAATTGTTACCTTTATAAATAAAAATAAAATATATTAATATATTAAATTATCTTTTTATATCAGCTCTATCCAATAAAAATTCACAAAAATTTTGTATTGACTGCAAGTTTTGTAAAAAAGCTTTTTTTTTTTTTTCATTAATTATTTTATAATAAATGAAATCACTTTGAAGTCAACTATAATTTTATTACAATAAATTTTTGTTTATTGATGTTGGCAATCCATGACCAAACATAATCATATAAATTAATATAAATGCTGCTATTATTATACTACGGTTCTCAGCTACAATTGGTTTTTGACCAAGTATATAAATCATAAATAAGTATATTAAAATACGATTATTAGGGAATGTAACACCATCATTCTTCCTGCTTCCATTTTATAATATAATCAAATATATTATAAAAATATTTTTTATAATATTCTTGTCTCTCTAAAGGGTATAAAATCATAGTTTTTTTTTAAAAAATAGAAAATTTTTAATTTATTACCAAGTAACGTAACAAAAATATTAGATCTATTCTTAAAGTATTTTTCAGTCACAAACTTTGTTTTATAAAAGTCATTGGGTTTTGAAAAATGGACAAAAATAAATGTCCAAAATCCAAAAGTCCCAAGACTTTCTAGAAAATGTTCGCTGAAAAACGCTTTCTTACCATAATGCTCACAAAACTAAAAAACCAAGAAAATTTTTGTTACGATAAATTTTTTCATTTTTTCAGTAAAAATATTTAGGAACTTTTTTTGTCAACTAATAGTAGACAAAATGGATGACAAAAAAAGTTCCAATTTTTTATATTGCGATCTTTGTGACTATAAATCATCACGAATTAGTCAATGGAACAGACACATTTTGACTGCAAAACACAAAAACGCGCTTTTGGATGACAAAATAGTTCCGCAGCATATTTTTTATTGCAAGTGCGGCAACGACTACAAAAGTCGTCAGAGTTTATGGAAACATAGACAGATTTGTAAAACAAAAAAAGGTTCCAAAAGTTTTGAAGATGAAGTAGATAAAACAGAAGTTAAAATTCTTACTGAATTAGTGAAAGAAGTGATAACACAGAATAAAGATTTAACTAACAAACTCGTTGATATATGTAAATATCCTACAATATCAAATAGTAATATTCATTCTAATAATAAAACATTTAATTTACAATTTTTTCTTAATAATACATGCAAGGATGCAATGAATATTTCAGATTTTGTTGAATCTATTCAAGTTCAACTACTTGATTTAGAAAATACGGGAAAAAACGGTTTTGTAGAAGGCATTTCTAACGTAGTTCTAAATAACTTAAAGGAATTAGATAGCCGTGAAAGACCTATACATTGTTCTGATTATAAACGTGAAATAATATATATAAAGGATAATAATGAGTGGATTAAAAATGATGAAACTAACAATAAAATGTCTACTGTTATAAAACAAATTGCAAATAAAAATATGAAAAAAATTAATGAATGGGTAAAACTTAATCCAGATTGTTATGATTCAGAATCAAAAACAAATGATAAATATTTACATATTGTTTCTAATTCTATGTCTGGATCTACAGAATTTGAACAAAAAAACAATATTAATAAAATTATATCAAAAGTAGCCAAAGAAATAACAATTGATAAGAATACAATGTAAATTCGTAAAAAATAATATAAATGTTTAATTATATTATTTATATTAAACTTATAAAATGGAAAACAATAAAAATAATAAAATTATAAAAAATATTAGATTTAATAGAAATTTTACAGATATAAATAAATATAATAATTTTTTGCTAGAATTAGATAATAAAATTAGATCAGATCCATTATATTATTGTAATAATACTGAATTATCAGAAAGATCCAATATAAAAAAATTTGTAAAAAATATTGATTATAATTTTACTGAGTCTAATTTAAATAATACTAATTTTTTAGGTCAGAATATTTTAGATTCATTAATATCTTCTATTGAAAAAAATATTGATTCTAATCCTAATTTATATCTTGACGATAATAATAATATTAATAATAATATTTTAGACAATGAAATATGTTTTTATAAAAAATTATCAATTGATAAAAAAAAAATTAATATTGAAATTGAGATTAATCAAATTGCAGATTTGCTGGATTTAATTGAAAAATATCCAGATGATAAAGAAGTTGAATATAACATAAATATGTCTGCATTACATAATATTAAAGAACCTCTTACTCAATTAAATAATATGATAGGTATTAAAAGTTTAAAAGAGAATATTATTGATCAAATTTTATATTATTTACAAAATTTGCATTCTTTAAAACCTAATATTCAATGTAACGAATTTATGCACACAGTTATATTTGGTGATCCTGGAACTGGTAAGACAGAAATAGCAAAAATAATTGGAAATATTTTTTCTAAATTAGGAATCTTAACCAAAGGGACATTTAAAAAAGTGACTCGTGCTGATTTGATAGCTGGGTATTTAGGCCAAACTTCATTAAAGACTAGAGATGTTATAAAAGAATGTTTGGGAGGAGTTTTATTTATAGATGAAGCATATGCTTTAGGCAATGAAGAAAAACGTGATAGCTTTTCAAAAGAATGTATAGATACATTATGTGAAGCATTAAGCGATCATAAAGAAAATTTAATGGTAATAATTGCAGGTTACGAAAATGAGCTTCAAAATTGTTTTTTTAATTACAATCAAGGATTAAACTCAAGATTTCCGTGGCGATTTAAAACCGAAGAATATTCTGCAGAAGAATTGTATCAAATTTTTTTAAAAAAGGTGAATGATAATGGATGGTCTTTATTAGAATTGAATAAGGAATGGTTTGAAAAACATAAAAGTCATTTTAAATTTTCGGGACGAGATATAGAAAATCTTTTTACAAAAACAAAAATAGCTCATAGTAGAAGAGTTTTTTGTTTGGATCCTTCTTTAAAGAAAAAATTAACTATCAAGGATATTAATAAAGGTTTTGAAATGTATTTGAAAAATGAAGAAAAAGAGTCGGATAAGGAAAAACTTAATAAAATAATGTCAAGTATGTATGTATAATAATTATTTGAGTATTAATCAAAAAATTGTTTTTTTATTATATATTACATATGTCAAATAAAAAAACAATTCAAATAAATCCAGAATTATTTAAAATATCTGGAAATAAAACAAAAAAAAATAGAGAAAAAAAAGCCTTACCTTCTTTAAATCCAGTTGTTTCTCCAAATAATCTAAAAAATAAATTATTAAAAAGAATAAAAGATCATAAATCCAAAGAATTAAATAATAATCAAAATCAAAATCAAAATAATGATTCTAAAAAAGAAAATACATATTCAGATGAATTTTATGGAGCAATTAATTATTTAACAGATTTATCAAAAAAACAAAAACAACAAAATATTTTAAATAATAGAACATTAAAAAATAATCTAATTTCTAATCTAAATTCTAATCTAAATTCTAATCTAAATTCTAATCTAAATTCTAATCTAAATTCTAATCTAAATTCTAATCTAAATTCTAATCTAAATTCTAGCGTTTATAAACCTATGGAAATTTCATTAGATTTACCACCTGAATTATTAACAAATGAAGTATTTAATATAAATTACAAATCCAATGATGATGTCCCATACGGGTGTCTAAAAAATGGCAAAAAAAAAACCTATAGAGAATGGAAAGAACTAGAAAAAATAAATGAACATCCCGAAATACCAAATTTGGTTCGTCCTCCTACTCCTCCAAAAAAAAATACAAATTTTTTATTAGAAAAACCATCTATCATTAATAATAATAATAATAATGATTTATTTAAAGAAATACCTTCTAGACAAGAGAAATTAGAACAAATCAAAAAAAAACTTCAAAAGATGCAAGATCAAGAATCAAATTATAGAACAAAAAATTTAGCAGAATTGAATAAAATTGAAAAAGATATAAAATCTTCAAAAAAAGATAATTTTATTCCTGAATTATCAATTATTGAAGATGGATTTGATAAAAATAAACATTTAGATATTGATATTGATAAACTTATAAAAACTCGTGAAGAAAAAATAGAAGAAGACATTCCAAAGCAATATTTAAAAAAAACTATTAGACGTAAATTTTTATTAGGGAAATCAGAAAAATTAAGAAAAGTAGGAGTTTTAATAAAAGACAAACAAACTAGAAAAAATATTATAAATACACAAAAAGAACTAAAAAAAACCAATATTACTGATGTTCGTAAATATTTAAGACAACATGGAATTATTAAAGTTGGTTCAACATGTCCTCCAGATATTTTAAGAAAAACATTTGAATCTGCTATGTTAACTGGTGAAATTTCTAATACTAACAAAGATATTCTTTTACATAACTTTATGAATATGGAATAAAAAACAATATAATAATAATATTTTATATATATTTTTTTTTGTTACTTGATATTATGAATTCTAAAGAAGAATTAGAAAGAATGAAAAAAATAAGAAGTAGTTTACCAGATAATATAAAAGAATATTTATTTAAATTAGGTGAATATTTAGATACAGATTTGTATTTTTATGGTTCAATTAATAGACCAGATTATCATCATGGACAAAGCGATATAGATATTGCTATATTTACAGATAACATGAAAAGCACATTGACAAAGTTACAGCATAAATTACATGTAAAGGAAAATGACTTTTCTAAAGTTGAATGGAAATTAAATAATATAGAAATTTATGCATATAAAATAAAATGTGATAAATTTATTGATATAAAATGTGAAATTGCAATCTACAATAAAAAAGACATAGAAATAGTTTTAGATGATTTAAAAAAATACAATTCTATACCATGGTATTTATTAGGATCATTATTTATTCTAAAAACCTTTTATTATACTTTACAATTGATAAATAAAAAACAATATAATGATTATAAAGTTTTAATATTTAATACATTATCTCATAAAAAAAATTCAGATTATCAAGTTATAAAGCAAAAATGATATAAAGATATATTTTTAGAAATCAATATGTCTTTAATTAAAGATTATTTTGAAAAAACTAAAAAATATTCCGAAGAGTATGGGATAAATACAATAATATTGATGCAAGTAGGTGCTTTTTTTGAAGTTTATGGACTAAAAGATAAAAATAATAAAATTAGTGGTAGTATGATAATGCAATTTGCCAATATTTGTGATCTAAATGTAGTTGATAAAAAGGTTTGTTGTGGACAAGAATCTGTAGTTATGGCAGGTTTTAAAGAACATTTAATAGAAAAATATATAAAAAAATTACAGGAAGCAGGTTTTACTATTGTTGTTTATGAACAAGATGAGGCGTGTCCCAACACATCAAGAAGTTTAACAGGCATTTATTCTGCAGGAACATATTTCTCTACTGAAAGTGATAAGATAACTAATAATACTTGTTGTATATGGATTGAAAATAAGAAATTACTTAGAAAAAAAAATTATAACGAAGAAAGAAATAATATTTATGTAGGAGCTGCAGTTATTGATATATTTACTGGTGATACTAATATTATGGAATTTGATGAAATCTATATAAAAAAGAATCCATGCACATTTGATGAATTAGAGAAATTTATTTCAATATATAATCCTAGTGAAACGATTATAATAACAAATTTAACTAAATCTGAAGTAGATGATATAATAAGTTTTACAAATATAAAAAGTAAAATAATACATCATGTAAATTTAGGAAATAATAATGAAATAAAAAATAATATTAGGGTTCAAAATTGTGAAAAACAAACATATCAAAAAGAATTATTGAATAAATTTTATAAAATCTATGATTTTGAATCTTTCATAAGTATTTTTAATGACAATGTTTATGCTACACAATCATTTTGCTATTTATTAGATTTTATTTATCAGCATAATCCAAATTTAATTTATAAAATTTCTAAGCCCAAGTTGGAAAATTCAAAAAATAAATTAATCTTAGCAAATCATTCATTAAAACAGTTGAATATAATAGAAGATGATAATTATTCAGGCAAATATTCTTCTGTAGTAAAAATGCTAAATGAGTGTGTAACATCAATGGGAAAACGTGAATTTAAAAATAATTTTTTGAATCCAGTAACAGATATAAATTATTTAAACATGGAATATGAAATAACAGAAAAAATATTAGAAAATAAAGAAGATATTGAAAATATCAAATCTTTACTATTTCAAATAAGAGATATTTCTAAAATAATGCGTCAAATTATGTTACAAAAAGTAACTCCAAAATTAATATTTCATTTATATGAATCAATTCAAAATGCTAAAACAATGTATAATTATGTAAAAAATAATAACAATGTAAACTGGTATTTATCAAAAAAGATAAATGATTTTGATAAATTTTTAGAAAAAATAGATACTGTTTTGGATTATTTGAATAGTGTTTTAATTTTAGAGGAATGTAAAGAAATAGATAATATTAATAAGATAGAAAAATCTTTTATAAAAGAAGGTATCAATATTGATTTAGATAATAAAATAAAAACTTTGTTAGATTCTCAAGATCAATTGGAATGTTGTCGTTCTTATTTTAATTCTATAATATCAAATTATGAGATTGGATCAAAAAAGAAAAAAAAAATATTAAAAGAAAAGGATGAAAATGAAGATGAAAAATTATATGTAAAAATTTATGAAACTGAAAAGAATAATTTTAGTTTAATTGCAACTGAAAGAAGATGTAAAATATTGGAAGAATTAATTAAAAACAAAAAAAATATATTTTTAAAATATAATTCAAGTTATTCAAATTCAGAATCAAATTTTGATTTATCATTGCAATTACAATTTAATAAGCAAACAAGCACAAATAAAACAATTTCTAGTAATCAAATCTCAAATCTTTGTAAGACTGTTAATTTAATAAAAGTAAATTTAATTGATACGGTAGCTAAAGTTTTCCAAACAATTATTACTAAATTACAGGATTATCAAGATCAAATTTTAGATATATGTGATTTTATTATAAATATTGATTTAATTTATGCAAAAGCATTTATTGCTGATAAATATAATTATTGTAAGCCTGAAATTGTTGAAAGTGAAAAATCGTTCATTGAAGTAAAAGATTTAAGACATTGTTTAATAGAAAAAATCCAACAATCAGAATTATATGTGGCAAATGATATAACAATAGGAAAGGTAAATACTATAAATGGAATACTCCTTTTTGGGACAAATGCAGTTGGAAAAACTAGTCTAATACGTGCTTTAGGAATATCTACAATAATGGCGCAAGCTGGTTTATTCGTGCCTGCCTCAAGTTTCAAATTTTTTCCATATAATTATATATTTACCAGAATATTAGGTAATGATAATTTGTTCAAAGGGTTATCAACGTTTGCGGTAGAAATGTCTGAATTGAGGTCAATATTGCGTGTAGCAAATAATAATAGTTTAGTTCTAGGAGACGAGCTTTGTTCAGGAACTGAAAGTATAAGTGCAATCAGTATTTTTGTTTCAGGCGTTCAGGCTTTAGAAAAAATTGGTTGCTCTTTCATTTTTGCTACACATCTTCATGAAATTGTTAATTATGACGAGATTGTCTCCCTACATCATGTAGGCATGAAACATATGAAAGTTAAATATGATAAAGAGAATGATTGTTTAATATACAATAGAAAATTGGAGGATGGATCGGGAACGAATATGTATGGTTTAGAAGTATGTAAATCTTTATCGTTGCCAGTGGATTTTCTGGAAAATGCCCATAAAATTAGAATGAAATACCATCCAGAATCGGGTAGTGTTTTAGATCAAAAAGGTTCACATTTTAATGCAAAACAGATTAAAGGTGGAATTTGTGAAAAATGTTTACAAAATCCTGCAATAGATATTCATCATTTGATTTATCAAAATGAAGCAAATGATAAGGGTATAATAAAAAAAAAAGGTCTAACATTCAATAAAAATAATGTTGCAAATTTAATAAATTTATGTCAAAAGTGTCATGATATAATCCATAAAACAAACAAACAATATAAAAAAACGAAAACGACGATTGGAATTACTTTGGAAGAGATTGAATAAATTTATTTTCTATTTTTTCTGTTCTTTTTAGTAGAGAACATACCAAATAAATTACGTGTCATGCGCTGAAGGTAAGGAATGGTGTTAGATCCGGTTTTTACAACTTTAGATCCAACATTTTCTAAACCAGATTCAACTTTAGGAATGTATTTTTTACTAGTATTTTTAACCAATCCTACACTTTTACTAAAAGTCTTTCCAATAAAATTTCTTTTCTTACTTGAATGTTTCTTATAGGTTTTACTTTTACGATGACGTCTTTGATGTTTTGAACGTGCCATTTATAAATTATACATATAAAATAAAATTTTTCATAAAAATTATGAAAAATTGTAGAAATTGATATTATTATATAATATATGAACCAAATAGAGGATTTAATAAATAATAATTCACTAAATATTTTAATAATAATAATAATCATTATTGTTGTTATTGTTTTGTTAGTTTATATCCAAATAAAAGATATAAATTTAAATCCTTCTAAACCACCACCAAAATTAATACAAGAAGTTACTGTGGAAGCTTTTGTTGACAACAATCTAAATCTAAAATTACAACCATCTGAAAGTTTTTGTGAAGTTTATTTAGGAAAATCAAGCGATTTAGAGGGAGAATGTAATATGTTAACTGAATCTAATTGTGCTGAAACAAATTGTTGTGTTCTAACAACTAACAGCAAGGGTAATAGAAAGTGTGTTGCTGGATCAATAAATGGCCCTACTTATAAGACTGATAAAGATGGTAATCTTTTAACAATTGATTCATATTATTTTCAAGGACATAAAATATGATGTAAACTAGGTTTTTTTTAGATCCCTACATGATGTAGGTGGGTTTTTAATTAATGCATTTTAATTGCTCCCTACATGATGTAAGCGCCTTTAATTTGAAGGCCACCATATTATTACTACACCATTACCTCCATTTCCACCTAAACTAAACTCTACATTCCCACCATCTCCGCCTCCTCCACCTCCACCACCATAACCTGGACTTAAATTATTCAAACTAGTCATGCTATTATTTGCACTAATTCCATTTCCATTATTTGCATTTGAATAATTACCTAATCCTCCTGAACCTTGGCCCGCATCGCCACCAAATCCAGTTATTATAGGACTTCCAGGATTTCCAGAGCTAACCAGTCCGCCACCTCCTCCTCCACCTCCAAGAGTTATTGTTGTTCCATAGAAAGGTATAAAAGCTGATGTTATACCAGAAGCACCACCATCTTGACCTTGTTCTGATAAATAACCTGGTGTAGTTAATTGACCAGAAATACCATTATTTGTAAATCCAGTTCCTCCAGACCCTCCTAGATTAATACTTGGATTAGTTACGGTAAAACTTCCTGCTCCACCACCACCTCCTCCTCCATAACTATAACCATTACCATTACCACCATTACCACCATTACCACCATTACCACCACAAGAACCGCTAGAAACACCAAAACCTGCACCAGCATTACCTCCATTTGATGTATAAGTATTTGTATTAAAACTTATTTCTGAAAAGGATCCACTAGTTCCTGATGGGCCAGGATAATTAGGATTTATTGTTAAATAACCTCCTAAACCTCCATTACCTATTGAAATAGTAATTAGCTCACCAATATTGAACGTTTGACCTGTTAAATATGTTGTAGCACCTCCGCCTCCTCCTCCACCACCACTTCCGCCTCCTAAATTACCCCCACCACCTCCTCCTCCACCTCCTATAACTAAAATATTTGCATTATTAACTTGTTGAAGGAAACTTAAAGAAACTGAACCAGATGTTAATCCTGTTGGTCCAGTTTCATTTTGAAAAATTAAACCATTATAATTATTATTATCGGAAGTAAAACTTATGATAACATTAGATTGATTAATAATTTGATATTGTGGGGGATAATCTATATTTTGAAATACTTGATTTAAATCTAATGAACTATATGGATCTGAAATATAATTTGTTAAAGGGGCTGCTGTAGTTCCTGGAGTATATTGAGCAAATAAATTTGTTAACTCTTGAAACGCGGAACCTGTATTATAATTATAGCCAGTTGCCGTTGAACCAGTAACTCCACCCGAAGATAAAGGATAAAAAATATCAACTAAATCTTGTCCTCCCGGAATTTTATAACCTGTGCCTTCTTTAAATGATAAAATAACTACACCATTGCCACCGATCGCTCCTGATGTATTTGTATAATTAGCACCTCCACCTCCGCCACCCCCATTTATACCAGATGTACTATCAGAAGAAATAGTTCCACCTAATCCACCATTTCCTTGATTTGTTGATGATACAAAATAAGGAGAACATTGACCACCACCACCTCCTCCACCCCAGTTTCCTACATTTAATCCATTTAATATATAAGGAGCATAACCAGCAGGATAACCGTATGCATCAATATGTGGTGTTCCACTTTCTGTTCCATTTTGAATAATATGTTGTCCACCTGACCCTCCTGACCCATAATTTGCATTATAACCACCACTAGTACTTGTGCCACCAGCTCCACCGACAGAATCAAATATATTATTTCCGTCTAATTGCATATAGGAATTACCTCCCTTTTGCTTTATTTGACCACCAGAACCAACAAATATATTATAATTTGAGTATAAAATTGGTTGAAAAATACTTGTTAATAAATCTCCACTTGCTCCTCCACCACCTCCTGCATCAGAGATTACTACTTGCTGTAATACTACTTCTTCAATATGAAAACCATTTCCCCCTCCTCCACCACCAGCTACTGCAAAATATGATATTTCAGATACAGGAGAATTAAATGAAATAGTTCCTCCGGGTTCAAAAAATGTTACAAAATAATAATTTGTTCCGCTTTGTTGAGGTGTTTGAATTGTATATGCTCCAGTGGCGGTAAAAAAGCTCATATTATATAATCTTAATAAATAAAAAATTGATTTAAATTAAAATATATATAAAAATATTAATTAATACTATAATAGACAATGATAATTCCAATTAAATGCTTTACATGTGGAACAGTTCTAGCAGATAAATACCGTTATTATTGTGAAGAAGTTAGAAAAAGAAAAATGGCAAGAGATCTTCATGTTGATAAAGTTATTTATTTGACTCAACAATATAGTGAAAAAACGCCTGAAGGTGAAGTATTAGATGAATTAAACTTGAATAAAATGTGTTGTAGACGACATATGTTGACACACGTTAACATTGAATAGTTCATTTCTATATATTTTGGCTCTACATTTTCCTAAAAGAAGATTTTTTTTTAAAAGTATATTATATATGCCAAAAAAAATAGTAAGATCCAATAAAAAACGTATTAATAATAAAAAAAGTAAAACAATGAAAAATATGATAGGATGTTCTAAAAAGAAAAATAAAACTTTTTTTAAATCTTTAGGTAAAAAATCGTGTCCTAATTGCGGACCTAATTGCCGTTGCGGGCCTAATTGTAATTGTGGTCATAATTGTCCAGGAACATGTTATATGAAAAAAGGTGGTTCAGGGTGTGGATCTTGTGGCTGTCCCATTGCTCCTTTATCGTGGAATCAAATGAATAAATTCGGAGGAAATATAGATTATGGTAAAACACAATATCCTGCTATTTTGGGTTCCGGTCAAAACGGAGGCACATGCAACGTATGTACTGGACAAAATGGTGGTAATTTTTTTAAACCAGCGTCTTCAATTCCAGGTCCAATCGTAGGGCAATCATGGGGACCATCTGTTTCACAATGGCCAGGGATGGATGGTGTAGGAGCTAATAGAAATTATTTAGCACCTATAGGAGGAGTAATTAATAATGATCCAGCGTTGCAGATGACAATGAATGATGCTGGTTATACAACACTAAATAGTATGGTGGGTGGGTACTTATATGATAATAAAAAAAAAATGAAAAATAAAACTAAACTCAGTTCAAAATCAAAAACTAATTCAAAAACTAATTCAAATACAGATTCAAGTTCCCTAGAAGGAAGAAAAGGTGGTGGTTTAATTCCTCAAGATTTATTAAATTTAGGAAGCGATATTACTTATAATGTAAAATCAGCATATAATGCTTTAAATGGATACAGTTCTCCTGTTAATCCTTTGCCTTATAAAGACCAATTTTCATTTTCTAATAATTAATTTCTTTTTTTTTTTTTTTTTATGCGTATATTTCATAACATGGCTTTTCCAACTAAATTAAGTCAACTATGCACGCCAGCATATGTTTATTTTATCATTTCTATTATAGCAATTGTAATTTCCGCAGTCCAAAATATAGGAAATAACAAGAAATATAGTTTAGGAAATTTTTCTTGTAATGTTCCAAGTTGTATTGCAATTTTTATTATCAAAATTATCTATATTCTATTCTGGACTTGGATTTTGAACTTAATATGTAAGGATGGTCACAAGGGAATTGCTTGGTTACTAGTTTTATTACCATTTATTCTTCTTTTTGTAATTATCGGATTAGCAATGATGTATCAAAAAAAAAAAAATAATAAAAAATATAATAATTAATAATTTAAAAATAAATTTAAAACCTAATTTACATATTTTTATATTTTATTTTATATAATCGTTTATTAGACTATATAAAATATATAAAAAAAATATTTATCCAAAAATAATATATTTTGAAGAATACATTCCAAAAAAAATCAATATCATTCCTGCATAATCATCAATTGTTGTCGGTAATTTTAACCAATAAGAATTTGACCATAATTGTGCTAAAAAATCAAATACATAGGATGACAATGATAATTGAGCTGCAGATATAAATGTATTACCTATTCTATTTGCGGGAATTACAAACATCCATTCAATAGATGCCCAAAATTCTGAGGATAATAATTTTGGAAAAATTCCAGCATCCTTAAAATCAGGCGTAGTTTGAGTAAATAATGCAAAATCCATTGTTAAACCTATTATTATATTTAGGATTAACCATAAAATTACTGTATAAATAATATTCATATATATATTATACTTTAAAAAAGTATTACAATAAAATTTTGAATAAAATTACATATTATTCAAATAATCTTTAATCATTCGCATAAAATTAGATTGTATACCGAAATATAAAATACTGAAAAAACCACCTGCAATAGTAATTTGAAATTCATTCGTATAACTTGTTGAAATTATTAAAATTAAATATAATGTTGAAATAATTAATAATGTTTGTAATAAAATATAATAAAGCGTAGAATTGCCCAAATATTTATTCTTTTTAATTCTTTCTATTGATCTATCAGTATAATAACCTAATAATATTCCCGGAATTATATAAAGTATACATTTTAATGCAAATGAAAAAAAATTTTCTCGTGCACTGAAAGTTCCAAATTCTGTAGCTTTTTTAATTATAGTTTTTATGTTCATTTATATAAATAATATAAGTTAAAAAATAAATAAATATTAAATATTATAATAAAATATACATTAATTTTTTCATATAAATTTATTATCATATTTTCTTATTATTTCATAAGTATCTTATATCCTTTTTTTAAAAGTATTATATATAAATGGAAATGTATTATGAAAATTTAAATAAATTACCTTATTATTTATTATTTTTATCCCTATTCATATTGGCTCAAAGTCTATCTATGTGGGGCCAGTATGTAACTTTACCTTTTAAAAATTTAACTATGTGGGAGGCTTATAAAATGGCAATACCTTTTGCATGGCTTGATTGGTTAGTGATGACTTTTACAATAAATATTGGTAATAAATATAATTTAGTAACACCAACTCAAGATACATTTTTATTAATAATTATTCAATTTTGTTTGATTCTTTTAATTAATAGATTTTATTTAAAACAAAAAGTAACTTTCAGTGATATTGTAGCATTTTTTATTATTTTATTTGGATTTTTTGTTAGTTTCTTTAATTTGATATCAAAGATTTTTAAAATTCCTATTCCTAAACCTACGGAGATAACAACTGACTCAAGTCAAAAAATATTAAGATATAAGTCTTTAGCAAATTATCAAGAAAAAAATAATATGTGATTATATTATAATTGATAATGAAAAATATGATTAAAGTAAAAAATGGTATTAGATATGATAAGAATGGATGGGTTTATATATCTATAAAAGGAAATGCTTTTGATCGCGGTTTTGCATATGGAGAATTAATTAAAGCCGATATGAAAAAAGTAAAAAAAATTTTAGAATTTGTTATCTTTAATGATTATGGAGTTGAATGGCTATTTTTCGTTGAATGTTGTAGAAAATATTATTCTCCTAAAATTAAAGAAAATTTTGCAGAATTTTACACAGAAATGGAGGGATTTGCTAAAGGATCTAATATGTCAGTTGATGAAATAGTAGCATGGAATAATTATTTTACATTGACAGAAAATTTTTGGGCAAATCTTCCTGAAGAAGAATCAATTGCTGTTAGAGGAAATATTAAATCAACTATGGGTTCAAGAGAAGGAGGAGGTTCGCAACAAGAAAGATGTAGCGCATTTATAGCTAATGGTGAATGGACTAAAGATGGTAAAATTGTAATGGCGCATAATAATTTTTCTAATTTTATTGATGGTCAACTTGCAAAATATGTTATTGATTTAAACCCTACTGAAGGAAAACGGATTTTGATGGTAAGTTTTCCTGGGTGGATTTGGTCAGGAACCGATTTTTTCGTGACAAGTGCTGGTATTTTAGGAACTGAAACAACAATTGGGGGATTTATTGCTTATCAGAATAATATTCCAATTTCATGTAGAATACGTAATGCAATGCAATATGGAAATACTTTAGATGATTATCAAACTATGTTATTAGATGGAAATTCAGGAGATTATGCAAATTCTTGGTTGTTTGGAGATACAAATACAAATGAAATAATGCGTATAGAATTGGGTTTACGATTTCATAATATTGAAAGAACAAAAAATGGTTATTTTATTGGTTTCAATGCGCCTTATGACCCAAGAATTCGCAATTTAGAATGTATTAATACAGGGTTTGATGATATTAGAAGACATCAAGGAGCAAGAAGAGTGAGATTGACAGAATTAATGAATAAATGGAAAGGACATTTAAATATTGATCTTGCTCAACAAATTATTGCTGATCATTACGATGTTTATTTAAATAAAGAAAATCCATGTTCTAGAACCTGTTGTTCACATTATGAATTGGATGCAAGAGAATTTATGTCAGATCCTTCAAGACCAAAGCCTTTTCAACCAAGAGGAGCACTAGATGGAAATGTATGTGATTCTACAATGGCAAAAAATATGTCATTTTCATTGAGATGGGGATCATCTTGTGGAATGCCTTTTATAAAAGATAAGTTTTGTGATGAAAATCCGGAATGGGATTATTTAAGAAATTATTTAGAAGATAGGCCTATGGAACCATGGACAACATTTAATTGTGAAGATGTAAGAACTAACAAAAGAAGAAAGACATATTCAAATAAAATAAGTAGAAGTAAAAAAAATAAAACTGTGAAAAAATAATATTTTTTATTTTTTATTTTTTATGAAATATTATATAAATAATGAATAATGAAATTATTATTAATGAAATAGATAAAGTTATTGTTAGTTTAACGAATGTAAAGTCCCTAATTTTAAGAGGAACAAATAAAAGCTACAAGGTTGGAAGATTTACTGTTACGGATTTATATAAAAAAAAAGGAGGTAAAACTAACAAAAAATACAGAAAGAAAACTATGAAAAAGAGGTAATTTGATTATTATATTATATTTACAATTATAATATTATAAAAAAATAACATTATAATAATATAATGGATACAATTGCTTGGAATTTAATTGATAAATATTTTAAAGATAATCCGTATAATTTAGTTGCACATCATTTAGACTCTTATAATGATTTTTTTTCAAAAGGAATTTTTCAAATTTTTCGTGAAAATAATCCTATAAGATTTGTTGAAAGAGAATCTGATAAAAACGATACGAATTTTAAAAAAGAAGAGCCCAGAGAATGTCATATTTTCTTTGGTGGCAAAAATGGTGATAAAATTTATTTTGGTAAACCAATTATTTATGATGATTCATCCGATTCAAATCAAAAATATTCACATTATATGTATCCAAATGATGCCAGGTTAAGAAATATGACTTATGGTGTAACTATTCATTATGATATTGAAGTTGATTTTTTTGAAAACGGCGAAAAAATAGTTGAATCTAAAACATTTGATAAAATATATCTTGGATGCTTTCCTATTATGCTTCATTCAAACCAATGCATTTTAAAGGGATTATCAAATGAAGCACGTTTTAATATGGGTGAATGCCGTAATGATTACGGCGGTTATTTCATTATCGGAGGAAAAGAAAAGGTTATCGTAAGTCAGGAGAAATTTGCTGATAATATGTTGTATGTAAGAAAATATAAAAAAGATGAATTGTATAGTTATTCTTGTGAAATACATTCAGTTTCTGAAGATAGTTCAAAACCTATTAGATATACCTCTGCTAAAATTGTTGCTCCTGATTTAACTTATTCAAACAATCAAATTGTTATAGATATCCCAAATGTTAAAAAACCAATTCCTTTATTTATTTTAATGCGAGCATTAGGTGTAATTTCTGATAAATCAATTATAGAATATTGTTTATTAGATTTAAAATCAAATTCAAATATGATTGATTTATTTATTCCCTCAATTCACGATGCTTCTACAATTTTTACTCAACAAATCGCATTAGAATTTATATCAAAATTTACAAAAAGACAAACAGTATCTTCTGTGCAGGATATTCTAATGAATTATTTTTTGCCTCACATTGGAGAAGATAATTTTTTAAATAAAGCATATTTTATTGGATTTATGGTAAATAAATTGTTAAGAGTTTTTTCGGAAAAAGAAGCTACTACTGATCGTGATAATTATAAATTTAAACGCGTTGAAACATCGGGGTCTTTAATTTATGATTTATTCAGAGAATTCTATTTAATACAAAATCGTAACATTTTTTTAAAAGTAGATAAAGAGTTTTATTATCATGCAGGAAAGTATAGATCAAATTTTGTTAGTTTAATTGAAGATAATATCAAAGAATTGTTTAAAGATAGAATTGTTGAAGATGGGTTTAAAAAGGGTTTCAAGGGGAATTGGGGTTCTGATGCTAATACAAAACGATTAGGTTTAGTTCAGGATTTAAATAGATTATCCTGGTTTACCTATATTTCTCATTTAAGAAAAATTAACTTACCATTAGATCCTACTGCTAAAATTGTGGGTCCTCATTTATTACATAGCACTCAATGGGGTCTTATTGATCCAGTGGATACACCAGATGGTAGTAATATTGGTTTACATAAACATCTATCTATAACAACTGCGATTACTAATGGCGCTTCTTCTTATCCAATCATAAAATGGTTAAGATCAAATACATCTTTAAAACTTTTAACCGAGTGTAATCCAAATGCTTTAGCAAACAATACCAAAGTTATGGTAAATGGAAATTGGATAGGAATAATAGAGAATCCAGTTCAAAGCACAAATATTTTGAAATTATTTAGACGTAATGGAGTAATTCCGGTTTATACAAGTATTTCATTTAGTTTTGAGTCAAATATTTTATATATTTATACGGATAGTGGTAGATTAACAAGGCCAGTTTTTTATAGAGATATGAAAATAGATGATTATGGAAAAGTTATTTATAATAAAATATCTTATGATCATGGGACAATTAAAGATATTATAGATTCAAGAAAATATACATGGAATCAAGTTATTTCAGGTTTTGAAAAGAAGAATGACAAAAATAATAATATTTTCTATGATGTAAATAGATTATATCCAGGGTATAATTCCCTAGAATCATTATTAGAAATGTTTGAAAAAAATCGTGCAATTATTGATTATATTGATACATCTGAAGAGGAAACTGCATTAATTAGTAATAAACCTGAAAATTTTAAAACTAATAAGTATTATACACATTGTGAAATTGATCCATCATTAATCTTGGGAGTAATGGGTAATTCTATTATTTATCCAGAAGAAAATCCTTATCCTCGTAATTGTTTCTCTTGTGGTCAAAGTAGACAAGCAGTTTCTGTTTATCATTCTAATTATCAAATGAGGATGGATAAAATGGGAGTTTTATTAAATTATGGGCAAACTCCTATTATAAAATCAAGATATTTAGAATATATTAATCACGAAGAGCAACCTTACGGTGTTAATGCAATTGTAGCTATCATGTCTTATACTGGATATAATGTTGAAGACGCAATTTTAATAAATGAGGGAGCAGTTAAAAGAGGAATTTTTAGAACAACTTATTATAGCACATATGAAGCAAGAGAAGAAAGTTCAAAAGTAAGTGGTGCTTCAGTTAATACTTTTTTTTCAAATATTGAATCTAAGCCAAATGTAAATGGTATTAAAGATGGTTATGATTACAGCAAATTGGATAAATATGGTTTAGTAAAAGAAAATACCGAGATAGATGATAGAATAATACTGATTGGTGAACTAACAACAAGTCCAGATCAAAAAGGTTCTTATATTGATAATTCAATAACTACTAAAAAAGGTCAATTGGGCTTTGTTGATAAAGCATTTATGACCGAAGGAGAAGAAGGATTTAGAATTGCAAAAATTAGAATTAGGGAAGAAAGATTGCCTGCAATTGGTGATAAGATGGCTTGTGCTTTGCCTACACAACAGGTTTTAACTGATGAAGGTTGGGTTGAAATACAAAATATTGATATTGCCAGACATAAAGTTGCTACTCTAGATGTAGACAGTAATATGTGTTATGAATATCCAACAGCTAAATTTGAATACAATCATAATGGTGAAATGTATTATGTTAAAAATAAACAAGTAGAAGTTGTGTGTACTTTAAATCATAAGTTGTATGTAAAAAGAAGAGAAAAAGTAAAGGGAGATAAATCATATGAATTAATTCAAGCACAAGATGTAATTGGTAAAATGGTTCGTTTTCAAAAATCTATGGAAAATGTATATCCAGATATTGAATGGATGGAGATTGACGATAAACTATATAAAATGGATGATTGGTTACAATTATTAGGTATGTTTATTGCGGATGGGTCTACTAATTCAGGAGCGGTTTATATTTCAGCACTGAAAGACAGAAAAATAGCATTTAATACAAATATATTAACAAAACTTGGAATAAAATATAAATATGATAATATTCAAGATAGATTTACTATTTTGAGAGGACAATATCCAGAAGTTTATATTCATTTAGATGAATTAAGTGTAGGCGCGTTGAATAAATATTTACCAGACTATGTTTGGAATTTGTCTAAAAGACAAAGTATTATTTTATTAGATGCGTTATTACAAGGTGATGGTCACACCTATAATGATGGGTTTTCACGTTATGGTACAATAAGTTTACAATTAGCAAATGATATTTGTAGATTGGCAGTTCATTGCGGTTGGTCTGGTATTACAAAAATTGCTGCTGAACCAGGAGATATACCACATATGATTAAGGGTTCTGGAAAAAATAAAGATAAATTTCATCTTATTGAAACTAAAAATACATATTATAAAATTAGTATTATTCGTAAGCAAAATCAACCATATATTAATAAAAAAATAAACGATTCCAATGAGGAAAAATTAATTAATTATGAAGGAAAAGTGTATTGTATAGAAATGCCATCGTCTCATTTATATTATATGAGAGAAAATAATTTCGCACCATCTATGCTCATAGGAAATAGTCGCGCTGGACAAAAAGGAACAATAGGGATAATAATTCCTGAAGCTGATATGCCATTTACAGCAGATGGTGTTAGACCAGATTTAATAATTAATCCTCATGCTTTGCCATCACGTATGACAATTGGACAATTGGTAGAGTCATTATTTGGAAAAGTATGTTGTATGTATGGTGCTTATGGAGACTGCACTGCATTTTCAACAAAAGGTTCTAATTATGATACATATGGATCCATGTTAACAAAAATTGGATTTCATAATAGTGGAAATCAGATTTTATATAATGGATATACAGGACAACAAATATATTCAGAAGTTTATATAGGTCCGACTTATTATATGCGTTTAAAACACATGGTTAAAGATAAGATAAATTATCGTGCTACAGGTAAAAGAAATTTTTTGACAAGGCAAACCAATCAGGGGCGTGCAAATGATGGTGGTTTAAAAATTGGTGAAATGGAACGAGACGGTATTATGGCTCATGGGCTATCTTATTTTTTGAATGAATCATATATGGTAAGAGGTGATCAATATTATATGGCAGTATGTAACAAAACAGGTGCGATTGCAGTGTTTAATCCAGATAAAAATTTGTTTTTGAGTCCTTTTGCAGATGGTCCATTAATTTTTAATAGAAATGTTGAGGGACAGGAGATTTTGGATGCTATAAGTAAATTTGGTCGTTCTTTTAGTTTATTAAGAATTCCTTATGCTTTAAAATTGTTAATACAAGAATTACAAGTTATGAATATTCAGATGAGAATAATTACAGAGGATAATATAGATCAACTAACAAATTTGTCCTATCAATCAAGGAATATTGATAAATTATTGCATATAGATCATGGAGATAACGATTTAGTTGAAAGAAGTATTAAGGAAATAGTAGAAAACTATACTTTAGAAATGGAAAAGAAAATTAGAATTTTAAGGAAGGAAGCACAAAAATCTGATAATAAAAAATCTGAAAAAGAATTCGCGATTAAAAATAATCCTAATAAAAATAATTTAGATCCTCAATCATTTTCTCCTGATGAATCTAGTGATTTTAATGGTGAATTGTCACCTGCTTATCCCGATGTATCACCTGCATTTAATCCTAGCCAAGATTATAATCCAGATTATAATCCAGATTCGCCACCATTTAATCCAGATTATAATCCAGATTTTAATCCACGTTCACCATCAGATTCGCCGCCAATTACTGGAGGCTCAATCAAATTATTTGAAGATCCAAATATGAATGCTTCTTTTAATATGCTTCCAGGTTCAAGCCAATCCGAAATATTATTATTAGACCCAGGACAAAGGGAAATTGTTATGAGAGAAATTATTAGAAAAAGTGGAAGACAAACTCAACAGTCAGAAGAAGAGAAATTATATAATAAACAATTAGATAAAAGTATTTTAGAGCCTTATTTTAATGCGTTACCTGTAGATAAACAATTATCTGCTTTAAAAGGTGGTTATGAATCTATGACAAACGATTTTAAAAGTCTAGCTGGAAAAGCCAAAGATCCAATATTATCTTTGACTAAACCAGTTTCAATGCAGGATGTTTTAACAAATAAATTACCTTTATTATCAGTAGTTAGAAATGATGAATCAAATAATGATTTAAATAATGAATCAAATAATGAATCAAATAATGATTTAAATAATGAATCAAATAATGATTTAAATAATGAATCAAATAAAGATAGTAATATAAAAAAAATTACATTTTAAAATAATATAAAATTGAAACAAATTAAAATCAATTTGTTTATATTATATTATTATAATGGCAAGTCAGAATAGTAGTTTAATCTCACATATTTATAAATCAAGAAATGTTATTTTGGATTTGGTAGAAAAACAAGGGTTTTCTATTTCAGATTATAAAGGCTTTAGTATTAATGAAGTTAACACTATGAAATTAAATAATCAATTAGATATGATTTTAGAAAAAGATTTAGAAAATGAACAAAAAGCAAAAATATATATAAAATATTATTTAGTAAAATCGTTAAGACCAAATAATTTACAAGAAATGATAGATGATTTATTTAATGTAGAGGAGATTTTAACAAAAAATGATACTTTATTTATAATTGTAAAAGATGAAGTAAATGAAACTTTATTAAATTGTGTAAAACACATTTGGGAAACAGATAAAATTTTTATTGTAATAAAGCCATTAAAAAGATTACAATTTAATATTTTAGAACATATTTTGGTTCCACCTCATCGTGTTATCTCTTCAAGTGAGAAAAACGAAATAAAAAAAAGGTTTAATATTATTAATGACGAGCAGTTTCCACAGATTTCAAGATTTGATCCTGTAGCACAATCAATTGGAATTAGACCAGGCGAAGTTTGTGAAATTATAAGACCAAGTAAAACGGCAATTAGTGCTCCTTATTATAGAATTTGTTTTTAGATTTTTAAAATAATATTTATTAAATATAAAAGAATGCAATTTAATGAAGGAATATCCAATAAATCACAACAATTTGAAGAAAAAATAAATAATATAGAAAAACAATTTTTTTCTGCTTTAGACGATTTTAAAAAATATTATGTATATTATAATAAAAATCCTGAAGTAAATGAATTTCAAAATTATTATGCAAATAGTAAAGGACAGCTTCAGACTATGAGTAAAGATTTATTTGTAACTACTAATGATATTAATAAAAATATTGAATTATTAGGCAATGAAATGAAAATTGTAGATATTGAATTGAGAAATGAAAAAAAAATAAATGGTGAAATGATGAAAATATATGGAAATTTACAAGGCACAAAAAATGGTTCAGAAATATTAATTGATGATTCTAAAGAAGAGTATAACAAACAATATTATTATAATTATGAATTGATAGGTGGAATCATTATTGTAGGGATATTATTAGGAACAATTTTTTCTAAACAGCAACAGCAAAATAAATGATTCAATTATTAAATATCCGCGTTATTCAAATAATTTATTTATATATAAATAAATTATGTTTTTTAGACAATCAATAATTAATCCAGAGATGTCAAACTATATAAGAAAATCAAATAATAAATATATGGAAAATTTAATTAATTATAATAATAAACTAAAAAATAAATTTAAAAATTTGTTCCAAAATAAAACCTACGAAATTCAAGAAGTAAATAATATTTATTTTTTACTACCATTTGTTAGTTTAGTTTCTTTTTTAGCAGGTTATAAATATAAATCTATTCTTTAAACTTTTGCTCATTTTCCCAAAGGCATCTGTTACTTTGCAGTTCAACCTGGATAAAACCGAGGTTTTAAATCATAATATATAATAACTTTTCTTTATTTATATATAATATAATGGACGATTATAATAAAATAAAAAATGAAAATATGGATAAATCTTTATTGAAAATAGAAGTATTACAAAAAGAATATGAAGTTACACTTCAGGAATATCAAGAAGCAGTTCAAAATTATATAAATTCTTTAGAAACAAACTCTCCCAGTTTTTCTGCTTTACAAGGTAGAACTTGGTGGGGATCAGCTGGATTAAAAGAATCTACTGTTTCTTCTCAAGATGAATGTATAGATATGTGTGCTTCAAATGATAAATGCAGTGGAGCTACATTTAATCCTGTAAAACGATATTGTTGGACGAGATCAGGCGAAGGTAAAATTTCTACTGGTTTAGAAAATGATTATGCATTAATTACAAAACAAACTGAATATATGAGTATAATGAAATATTTAAATAATAAATTATTAGATTTAAATAAAAAAATTGCAAATGGGCTTACAATAATAAATCCTCAAATAAAACAACAAATAGAAGAAAAAAATAATAAACAGCAATTATTGAATGAAACTTATCAAAAATTATTAGATCAGAAAAAAAAAATGGAAAATGAGTCAAATCAATATGAATCTATTAATAAAAATAATACCAATCAAAGTTTATATACTAACAACCAAAATATTTCAATGCGTTTTTGGGTATTGATTACATTTATAGTATTATTTTTTACTATAAATAGATTATTCAACAGACCTTCGCCTTCTATAGGTTATTTATTTTGGCTATTTATAATATTAGGGTTTTTAATTCTAACATTTAATTTAACAACAGCTGGAGGATTTTTAATATGTTTTTCAGTTCTTATAGCAATTATTTTAATGAAGACAGGGTTCCTTCCTTCTCTATAAAATAGACTATTATAATAAAGAAAAAAAAATTATATTATATTTATAATAATATAATTTTTTCTATTTATTTATATTAGATATGAATAACGAATTATTAAATATATCTTTAAATCAGGGAAAACAATTTAATAAATACCAAAGTAAAATTAAAAAAAAAATTAAAATAAGCAAAGAAGGGTTTACAAATGAATCAGATAAGAATATTTTAACACATTCTGAAGATAATTTTAAACCTGTTGTAAAAAATCAAAGATTGACTATAACTGAAAATAATAAACAATTAAATAAACTTCAAAACTTACAAAATGAATATCAAGATTTACTACAACAATATAATCAAATTCAAAAATCTTTGGTTGGTTCTAGTTTAGAAGAAATTAATAGAACAAGTGCTAATAATAAGTATTTAAATAAAAATATAAAATTCACTGACGGCACTATTTGTTATGTCACAAGTCTAGGTATTGCAAAACCATATCCTAGTTTGGATATTTTTAACAAAACTTCGGGAAAAAATGGGTGTCCAACTTCCGATGATGTTATTATTTTAACTATACCATGGCTTACTTCGTATGTTCCTGGCTCAATAATTCCAACTAATCCTACTTTAATCGTAGGCGATGCAATGATGAGAGAAGAAAGTTGTGGATATGAAGGGAAAAATATATATGTTTCTTCACTAATAAATAATCCCAATTCAAATTATATTGGATGTTACAATGATATTCCTAATTTAACTAACATAAATATTATTCCAATTATGAATAGTAGTAACAATGTAAATGGATTTATTTCTACTTCATCCAGCGTATATTTGTCAAATAATGACACTTTTGGTCCATGGGCAGCTTTAGATCAAAATTCAAATACTTATTGGAGTAGTGAGACTTTGTATAATTCAGAAACTGGTTTATATGAGGGGGCTAATAGTATTTCTAGTTTAAGTGGTGAATATTTAGCAATATCATTACCAGGAATAAACACTGTTTCCTCGCAATTATCATCTATAAATCAATATTCTTTAACGCCAAGCTCAAATACTGGTTCAAGTCCTAATAGTTGGTATATTTTAGGATATAATAATAATCAATGGGTTCAAATAGATCGTCAAGTAGATCAACAATTTACTAGTTCTTTAGCTAAAGTTTATTCAATCTCTGATCCAAATAAATATAGTGGATTTTGTTTGTTAGTTGATAAAGTTGGACCCAACATAAAATCTGTTCAAATTGCAGAATGGAATTTATATTCAAATGTTTTGTCAACAAATGCTGGAGCTATGATAATACAAAATTCTAATTCAGGAACATTTGAACAATGTCAGCAATATGCTATTGATAATAGTTATCAATATTTTGCATATCAATCAAATGGTTTAGCAACGTGTTCAGTCTCAAATGATTTATCTACAATAAAAATGTATGGCGATTCATCAATTCAAATTAATGCAATTCCAGTTTGGTCAACAAACACAATAGGTTTTGGCTCTAATACATGTTATATTAGTTCTCTAGGACAAATGATATTAACTAACAGTTCTGGAACAAACACTTGGAATTCACCAAATGCACCGATAGATTGTATTAATTTAGGTTATGTAAATCCAGATACAATTCAAGGAAGTTTTGGAGGTAATTGTGTTGGTAAACCTTTAAATATTGATTGTGGTAATCCTAGTACAACTCAAAGTTACGGAACTGAAGGTATAGTAGGGAATTTAAATGATTTACTATATAATAAGGCCACATCTAGTTTAAATAATTCTCTAACCAATTGGATTTATAATCCTTTAACTGATTGGACGAAGGAAGATCCAGCATATTGTTGTGCTAAAACGGTTAATTATTCATATCAATGTGGTGGTAATGCATATAAATCGGGAGAAATCAGTGGCGGATCCAACATAAATTTTGATTGTTCCCAGGAAGTAAGTAATTGTATATTTTTTTTAATTTTACAAGATGATGGTAATTTATGTTTATACCGAGGCACAGACCCTTCTGATAATAGAGGGTCCATTTGGTGTGCTTCAACAAATGGAAGCCAAAAATCTATAAATCCAGATTGGGTGGCAAGTAAAGGAAAATATGGACGAAATTATTTAAAAAATAATGAAACATTAGCAGCTGGTGAATGGATGGGATCAAATGATGGCTCAATGAAATTAATTATGCAGACAGACGGTAATTTAGTTTTATATACATCAGAAACAAAACCTGGTTGCACAAAAGATAATAATGGTAAATATTACGGAGAAAAAAATGTTAATGCTGTTTATGAAATAAATGCAAAAGGAAACAAGAGTAATCTTGGTAAGGTTGCTTATATTGATTCTAATTCTAAATTAAGAGAATATCCATCTTCTATGCTTGGTTATTCTAATGAATATCAATTATATCAAGGCACTGATTCAGGAGGAAATGACATAACTTCATTACAGGCATCAACAATAGACGATTGTAAAAATAATTGTGATAATGTTGATGCCTGTGCCGCATTTGTTTATCAGGCTAATACTTCAACATGTTGGTTAAAAAATAGCAATGCTTATCCTGTAGGGGAAAAACAAAATAATAATAGTTTAGTATTAGGTGTAAGAAAACCTAGTGTAGCAGGTTCTTCTAGTTGTCCAAATACAATGGTAAATGTGGATACAATTCAATATGATAATTATGCAAAAGGTCCAAATCTAAATGTAAAAACAAATTGTAATGCAAATTTAAAACCAGTTTCTAAAGAAAATATGGATAAATATAATGAAATAAAAAATAATTTATTTAATTTGGGTCAAAAAATTGCTTCAGAAATGGAAACATTGTATAATCAAGATAATAAGATTTATGAAAAGCTGAATATGAATTCAGAACAATTTAAAAAAAACATTTCAATGTATAAAAACATAAATGATAAAATAAATTCTAATAATATGGAAGGAATGCAAAATATGAAAAGATTAAATATAACTGATATAAATGGAATGTTATCGGATACAGATATAAGAGTATTACAGGAAAATTATAGTTATATCTTTTGGAGTATTTTAGCAGTTGGATTAATAACAGTTGCAATTAATACGATGAAAAAATAAATAAATTATCTATCTATATTTTATATAATGACAGATAATTCTAATTCTAATTCTAATTTTGATGCTTTACAAGAAAAAAATGAACAAGTATTAAATAATATTTCAAATTTACAAAATGAAGAAAAAAGTTTATATCAAAAATTTGATGACAACTCTTTAACACCTGATGATAAAAAAATGATAATTGATAAAATAAACGAAATTTCCCAAATGCGTTTAAATCTCTATTCTAGCATGAATGACATGTATTCCTTTTATCAAAAAAATGTGGAAGCATCTAGAACTACATTAGGACAAGAAGTATCTGCAATTGATATTGTTGAAAATGAATTGAATGAAGCTAAGAAGAGATTAAATAAAATGGATGAGCAAAGAAATAATAAATTAAGAATGGTAGAAATAAATACTTATTATGGAAAAATGTATAACTCGCATACTAAAATTATGAAAACGGTTGTATTTTTTTGTATACCAGTTATTATTTTAGCAATTTTAGCAAATATGGGGTTTTTACCCCCAAAATTATATATGTTTTTAGTAGGTATTGTTATTATTATTTGTTTAATTTTGATTGGATATCAAATTATTGACTTATCAAATAGAGATAATATGAATTGGGATGAATATAATTGGTATTTTGATCCATCAAAAGCGCCTACAGATACAACTGAAACTACTAGTTCTTCTACCTCTAACCCTTGGTCAACTATTTCTATGACATGTATAGGATCTGAATGTTGTTCAGATGGTTTAGAATATGATAGTAATAAAAATATTTGTGTATTAAATACTTCAAATGATAGTTTAGAAACTCAAGCAAAAACAACGGAATCTTTTGAAACTGGAAAAGTATTAGGAAAATATGGTTATAGTCAAGAAAAAAGCTTTCCTATTAACAATATGGTAATGACTCCTTTTGCTTCATTAACAAATTTTTAAATACTGTATGAAATAAAAATATAAAAATCTAAATATTATACAAGATGAGTAATTGTTCAGATTTAAAAAATAATTATGATACATTATTAAAACAAAAAGATTTATTACAAAATCAGATTAATGCTCAAGATAAAATAAATTCTTTATTAGAAACTACTGCAGCGTCAATTAGTTGTGGACCTGATTGTCAAAAAATAAAACAATCAGATGATTTGAAGCAAACATATTTGGATGCTGAAACAAATATACAAATTGCTCCAATAAAATTAGAAGAATCAAAGAAAAATTATTATGTATTTACAAGGGGTGAAAATTATTATAATAATATGTTAGAAGAAGAATTAAAAAATAAAGCAGATATATTGGCTTTAAAAATAAGTGAGAGTTTTAATGAGGAATTATCTAGTTCTTTAACAATGAATCAGTTTTATGATACAGCTTTAATTAATTCATCTTATACAAAAGAATTATTGGATTCATATATAAAGAAAAATTCAGAATTAAAGTTAAAATTAAGAGATAAACGTGGCGATATTTTAACTAATGATAGAAAAACCTATTATGAAACATCCGCGCTAGAAAGATTACAATTATGGTATAAATTTTGGTGGTATTTATATTATATATCTGTAATAGTATTTTTGCTAGCTATATTTATTTCTCCAAGTAAATTATCATTTTTAATAAAGTTTATTGTATTAGTTTTGTTAGTTTTTTATCCTTATTATGTTGATTATTTAGTTACAGGAATTAGTGATTTCTTTAAAAAAATCAATAATAATTTACCAAAAAGTGTATATAATAATCTTTAAAAAAAATATAAAAAATTTTTAAATTTTTATACTTTTTACTTTTTACTTTTTTCTTTTATATTTTTTATAATTTTACTTTTAGCTTTTTTCTAAAGATTATTACATATTTATCTCATCTAATTGATCAATATTTTCTTCATCATCTTTAATTTTTATTCCATGCCATTTATTCGTTTTTGTATTTCTATTTCCAAATTTCTTTATCATAATTTCTTCTAATTCAATTAACTTTGGATTCTTCCTATTACCATAGTTCATTTGAAACCATTCTTTAAACACATCATTTAATATTTTCTTACCAATAGACCCATTAGCATCTTTAATAATTTTATCAGAAATAAATCCTGTAATGCAATCTTGACTCTGTCTATATTTATTTGAAGCTGCAACAACTTCTTGACAATCTTTAACTTCACCATCAGTTTCACAAGCGATATTTACAAGCATTCCAATAAATACAGGCGCCCATTTTGGCAATTTTTCTTTCAAGCTTTTATCTTTTGGAAATACATATTTTGTATCATCAGTATGTGTTTCTCCTTCTGAAATAAATTTTGAAACAAAATCAACAAGTTTCATTCTCCTCCAAGTTCCATCATCATTACTTTTAATTTCAAATAATGCATTCGTGCATACAGCTAAACTAAATTGTGGAATGAATATTTCAGAATCTGAATACAATGCTCTTGCTTGAATTGGATCCCCACCGGTTAATTCTTTCATAATACCTTCATTAATTACAGCTTCCTTTGAAGGCTCTTGCATAACAGCATATCTTACCCCTTTTAATTGAATAACTTCAGAAGATGTTCCGCCAATAGAATTTCGTTTTTCAGTTACAAGAGTAATAGGAACTGTTCCTTTATAATCACCTAATGCTTGACTCATTAAATCAGTAAGAATTGATTTTCCATTGGATCCAGAACCACGATAAATATTGAAAGCATGTTCTTTTTTAATACCGATTAAACATGAAGCTAGATGATCCCACATATATTTACATAAACTTTGTTGAGGAAATAGTTGTTTCATAAAAGTATAGATTTCATCTGCTATTTCTTTACATTCATCATTCTCGTTGGTATATTTGATGTAAGGAATTCCAGTTGTTTTTGTAATATAATCTTGCGGATAACCTTGTCTAAAATCTTTTGTTTTAAAATCAAATACACCGTTTGCAAAACATAACAAATAAGGGTTAGCATCCATATTTTTCACAAAATCTTTATCAAAGAAAATTTCCATTGCTTCACGCATAATATTATTCTTATCGTTTGTCTTTTTTAATTTTATACAAATTTCTGCTATTTTCTTTATTTTTCTTTGAATTTTCTCATGATTCTCATCATTTGGTTCATAATTTTGTGCATCTGCTAAATACTGGTTTTGTTTATCTGAATACAACTGAAATAAATCTTTTGAAATTGCCAAACGTAATCTCTGACCTTCATCCCTTTCCCAACGATGTTTGTAAAATACATACCAACGCTTATTATTAATATTACTACAAACATATTTATCTTTAAACATATGATATAATACCATGGCATAATCCCAATCACCGGCTTCAAATATTGTTTCTTCTATATAATGATCAATTGTTCCTCGTTTTACTTTTTCATACTCTTCAAACGCATCTTGTTTTGCCCAATACATTATAGATCGTTTTGTTACTCCATCAGACTTTTTATTAAAGTGATGTTTCCAATCATGGTACAATTGCGGAATTGTATCAAAACTAAAATCACTAGCTTTTGATCTAAGCATTACCCATGATAAGAATAATCTGCCTTCTGGATCTGTATGTTTTAAAGCAAAAGCAACTTGACGATTTAATAAATGAGATCCTGGTTCATAATATTTTTCAGGAAGAATTTGCGTATATTCGTGTATTTCTTTTATATATTGTTCAGTAATTTTAAGAGATGACATAATATGATCAACAGCTTTCTTTAAAGTATCTATATTATCAATATCATTCAATTGAATATCATTGCTTTCTTCTTCCAAAACTAAATTTATTTTTCCTTTCGCGCCTGTTTTTTTTATTTTTGGTTTTTCACTTTTTCTTTTATTATATTCTTCAACAATATTTGGATTTATATCAAATTTAACATGTTCGTCATATTGTGCTGATAATAACTTTAAATCTTTTGACAAATCTAAATCTTTTGGTGATTTTGCTGTTGTTATCCATTCATTATCATTTATGTCTAATTCTGCAATCATATAATATGATACTTTATATACATCAAAACCTGGTTTTTGAGATCCATACATTTGCCAATTTGAACCTCCTTTACATACATTTTTATCTAATACATCATCCCAACTATTTTTCAATGGTAATTCCCAAATATCTCCTATTTTTTGCAAGATTCTATCACGTAACATCAGTTGCATTGTTCTATCCATTTGAATTCCTATAATAAGATGTATACCATCTTTTGTAATTTGTTTTTCTACATCCCTGTTTACGTTTGCTTTTTCCATAATGAAAATTGGAAATTTGCTATTTTCTGTAAAACTATAAAACTCTTTAAGTTCTTCTAAATATAATTGAATAATATCTTGAATATGTTCAATTGTATGAAGTCTTCTAGTTACACTGAATTCATAACGGAAATCAAAATCAACTAATATTGGTCCATTTTCCTCTAATTGTTTTTCCGTTAAATATTCTTTCCTATTTTTCACAAAAACATGTTCATAATATAATTTATAAAAAGTTGGCAATTCTTCTTTATCTATGTGATATGCAGCGCCATAAATCTTTAATTCTGTATTTGGCATTCTTGTATGAGTAATTTCCTTGTTGTCATTGTCTTTTTTATGATTATGCTTTGTAAGGAAATCTGATAAATCATTATAGTGTGACGATGTTGTCATTATGTTCATTGTTACTAATATATACAAATATTTTTCTATTTCATTTTTTTATTTAAATAAAATTTCACAAGTTTATTAAATTAATTCTATGATAAATTTAATAAACTTGTGAAAATTTAACTATAGATTAGATTATAAAATTTTAAAAAAATCTATATAAATATAATTTTAATAATATATCTATATGACTGATACTATTAAAATAATTAAAAAGGAAACCGTCCACCGTCTCTTAAAAGATATTAAATATATTATCAAACATCCTTTAACAGATAATGGAATTTATTATACGCATGATGATGTGGATATGTTGAAAGGATATGCTTTAATAATTGGCCCAAAAGATACTCCTTATTATGGTGGATTTTATTTTTTTAAATTTCATTTTCCTACTGATTATCCATTTTCACCACCTATGGTTAAATATATGACTAATGATGGTGTCACAAGATATAATCCTAATTTATATAAATGTGGTAAAGTATGTGTATCAATTTTAAATACATGGAGCGGAGATAAATGGTCTTCATGTCAAACATTGAATAGTGTTTTATTGACTTTATGTTCATTATTAAATAATGCTCCTCTTGAAAATGAACCAGGTCAAACGAAAGAATCAATGGATTTTAAACCTTATCAAAAAAGTATTGAATATTCAAATATTAATTTTGCAATTTGTGATATGATAAATAAAAATAATAATAAAATACCATTAGAATTTAAAATATTCTATCCATTTATGAGAGACAATTTTTTGAATAATTATGAAAATATTTTAAAAATAATAGATTCTAAAAATGAAGAAATTAGTAGTCAAAGAGTTAGTATTTATTCAATGACGACGAATATTAATTACAAAGAGTTGAAAAAAAAAATTATCAAAATAAAAAATATGTTTGATATTGATATTGGAAAAGAAGATAATTTAATAGTAGATAAAATATAAAATTGAATTAATATATAAATAAATTATTATTATTATTATATAAGAATGCACTTTTGTTCAGAATGTCAAAATATGTATTATATTAGTATTGATCCTAATGACTCAAACAAACTAATATATTATTGTAGAAATTGTGGAAATAAGGATTCAACATTGTCTATTGAAAATGTTACCGTTTCAAAAGTTCAGCTAAAAAAATCAGAACAAGAATTTAGTCATATTATAAATAAATATACTAAATTAGATCCAACTTTACCACGTATTAGTAACATTTTATGTCCAAATGCAGATTGTTTAACAAATACAAAGGATGAACCAAGAGAAATTATTTATATTCGTTATGATGATCAAAATATGAAATATGTTTATTTATGTAGCTCATGTGATACAGTATGGAAAACTGAGGAACAAACATAAAAATAAAAGTAATTATTTCAATTGTATTTTTTTATTTATATTTATATTTTTATTTATATTTATATTTATTCAATAAAAAAAATAAAATTGAAATAATTAATATAAAACTAAAATTAGTTATATATATATTTAAGATGAGTAGTTATTTTGATAAACAATTCGGTGGTGAAGATAATATTTCTGTGTCTGGTTCAGAAAGTGAAGAAGAGAATTTAGGAGAGGAAGAAGCTGAAGAAGAAGAAGTAGATGATTTAGAGGAAGATGATTTAGAGGAAGATGAAGATTTGGAAGAAGAAGGTGATTTAGAGGAAGAAGATGATTTAGAAGAAGATGGTAAGGATTTAGATGAAGATGGTAAGGATTTAGATGAAGATGGAGATGAAGATAATAAAGATAAAAAAAGAGGAAAAAAAATTCCAATAAAAACTGTATATAAAAAATCATTAATTGATGAAGATCAAGATGATGACGAAGATGAAGATGGAGAATTATATTTACAAAAATTTGATAATTCATTAAACGAAAATTATCTAGTAAATTTTCATCCAGAATGTGTTGTTCAGAATTATGATGAAATATTATCAATGGTAATAGTATTAAGAGATAAAGATGGAATAATAGTAGATGATTTGCATAAAACAATTCCATATTTAACAAAATATGAAAAAGCTCGTATATTAGGCCAAAGAGCAAAACAGATTAACTCAGGTTCACAGCCATTTATAAAGGTGCCTGAAAATGTAATAGATGGTTATATAATAGCAGAATTAGAATTAAAAGAAAAAAAAATACCATTTATTATTCGTAGGCCATTACCAAATGGAGGCAGCGAATATTGGAGTATTAAAGATCTAGAAGATATTTCATTTTAAAAGCGTTTTAAAATATACATTTTAATATTTTTTACATATAAATGAAAGTTGCTTTATGTTTTATAATAAGTTATAGCCATATATTAAATAAAGAGCAGCTATGGATTGATTGGATAAAGCCCAATCAAGATATAATAAACATTTATTTTCATTATAAAGATATAAATAAAATTAATTCACCATGGATAAAATTATACACTATTCCTCCTAAGTATACAACAAATACTACCTATTATAATGTAGTTCCTGCATATATGTCTTTATTATCATATGCCTTTGAACATGATAAAGAAAATATATGGTTTAGTTTATTAACAGATTCATGTGTTCCGATAATCAGTCCACAAAATTTTAGAAAGCTTTTTTTTGATCATTTTCAAGCATCTATAATAAAATGTAAACCTTCTTATTGGGATATTACTTTGCATCGTAGAGCAAATTTACGTTTATTTAGTAGTGAATTCTGGTTAGCAAATGACCCTTGGTTTACACTATGTAGAAAACATGTTCATTATTGTATATTATTTGTTACATTAAAAAATAAAATGTTTAAAAAAATAAATGAAGGTGGTTTAGCAAATGAAAGTATTTTTGCAATTATTCTTCAAACATTTAAAGAAATAAATAATGAAAAGACGATGATAAATGAATCATCTACGATCGCAGATTGGACTCACATGTCTTCGCCGACAAGTCCAAATCTTTTTAAGGAATCAACTGATGAAAATATTAATATAATTTATAACCTACTTAAAGAAAATAAATTTGCAATGTATTTGCGAAAAGTGGATAGAGAGTTTCCAGATACAGTTTTAAAAGAAATTATGAATACTGAATTTAATCATACTTATGATATATTACATAATCAAGCTAAACAAAAGACAAAATTATTTAATTTACAATATATATTTAGTCCATTTTATATTTTTCTTAGTTTTATTTTCTTTGTTAGTTTATTTTGCTTTATATCAGTCGGAAAATTACGGCATCTAATGGCTATTAAATGATATATTTTTTTTTACTTCGTTATAACAATTGTTTTTACAAAAGAAAGTATGTATTTTAAATTTTTCAGCTAATATGTGTAATATGGCTCCAATAGTAAAATATAAAAAAATATATTTATGCGGGAAAAATGGTCTAAAAATTGTTCCTAAGATTAAAAACATAATGGATTCTCCAACAGATATTATAATTAAATTTTTTGAAATAGAAATATATTTTTTACTAGGATTTAATACTTTTACACAAGCTTCTCCATTATTACAATAAAATGTATGTAAACCAAGAAAATCACCCAAGAAGTGTTTTACAAAACCAACAACTAACAATCCTATGTAAAAATTATCTATTATTAAAAAATACGTAAAAAATATGTATACTAAAGACGTATAAATACCTACAAATAATGCCTCAATAATATAATTCATTATATATTAATTAAGATTTTATTAAAAATATTTTTATTTTTTAACTTGTTTTCCATCTTTTTCCACATTGATTACAAGAGACATAAATAGTCATAGGTTCATCAGCACTTCTTGTTTGAAGCTGCATATAGGAACAATTTTTTGACTTACATTTTCCACAAGTAAAACGGTCAGTATTTGCTTCAACATTTTGCTCAAATTTATTTTTATCACGAATACTTTTTGCTTTAATAAATGCTTCCCATTTTTCTGGATTCATTTCTTGATGCGTCATAAAAGCGATTTCATGTGCTTTAATTTCACCATCATTTACCATTTTTATTAATTTTTCATTCTTTAAATTACTAAATATACTACGCAAGTGGTCTAAATAAATTTGAACAAAGAAAGGATTATCCCATTTTTTCACGACCTTTTTATTAGTAGCTTCTTTTAAAGCCCAATTATGAATTCCTTTTTCCAAATTAATTGCATCTTTTTCTGAAGTAAATATTAAACCGATTTTTTTACGAATATTATTTCTAAATGAATCTGGATTTTCTATTTTACGAATAGTCATTTCTTATCTAAATATAATTACAAAAATTATATTTAAATCATAATCAATTTTTTTATAATTTATTTTTTTTATTTATTTTTTTTATAAATCATATTCTTCTTCTGATAATTCTGACCCTATATCTTCTAATAAATCATCATTTATTTCTGATGTTTCATCACTTATTTCATCTTCCTCATACTCAGTTTCTGAATCAATAATTTCTTCTGTGTCACTACTATCAACAACAAAACCATCTTTTAAATATCCACCTTTTTTTGTTTTCAAATTTTTTGGCACATTTTCTAATTCATCCTCTTCTTCCTCATCCTCAACGCAAGTCATTTTCAAATCTTCAAACCCTCCAAATAACTTTTCATATATCTTATTCCATAAATCAATTGATAAATTAAATAATGATTTATTATTAGAATCATCTCTAATCATTCCAACTAAAGCACATGAACCAAAAAATAATTTATTATCAACTGGGGGAGGGAAATCATATTTATTTTCCATGTTTGCTTTTCCATTTAATTTTCCATACATTGCTATAGTATATTTTTGTCCATCTAATTTTAGAGGCCATTCTACTTGTAAAGCAAAATCTTCAGCTTTTTTAAATCCACATTTTTTATATAAATCCTCTACTTTATAATCTTTAACAGTTAATGTTTTTAATGAACAATTTTTATCAACAATAATAATAGTTAGTGTTTGAGACATAAATATTTATGGATAAATGGGTTTAAATAGTTTATTATAAATAATTATAACGAATTAAAAAATGAAAATATATATTGTTAATATCACTCCTCAATCATTAAAAAATAAAATAAATTTATTTAAACAAGATTATGAATTTAGTGAAAAAATAAAATACGAATTGAATTCAATAGATTATGGATTGCATATAATTCAAGATAATAAAATACATTTAGTTGAAAGCACATTTAATACAGATTACCAGTTAATAAAGAATTATGAAAATGTTGATTTATTAATTGATAAATCAAATTATAAGTTAATTCCAGTGAAATCACAAATGCCAGTAAATTATGTGATAACTATTCATCATGTATTTGAATTTAAAGTTTTGAAAAATAGTAAGTTATCATTAATAATAGAATGTCTAGAAGAAACAGAAAATTTTGTTAAAAAATTAATACCTGTAAATTTTTATTTTAATTATAATAATGATAATTTAGACTTAAAGGACACGTTTTTTCAAGAAGAATTTAATGTGTTCTTATCAAAGTTAAACTAATATTAGAATATAATATGTTAACTTGGATTATACAAATTTCTTTATTATCAATTATATTTATTTTTTTAATCCATCATTTATTATTATTTTTTAAATCTACCTTAACTGTTCCAAAAATCAAAGATTTAGTAAATTCACCCAATCAAAAATATAAAAATATTTATGAAACTATTTCAAATAAAAATGTTTCATATACCAACATTGATCTTTTACCTTGTCAACCTGATATTAAAGAAAACAAATCAATGAAAGATGAGTTAAAATCCTTTCTTAAAAAACAATTAAATAACGATGAAGAAACATCATCATATTTTTGAAAACTGCTTAAAGGCATATCACAATATTAATATAATTATTATGAAAAGTCAAAATGAATATGATTTGAATTCGGTTTTAGAATATTTTCCAAAATTTGAACTTTCTTATGAAAAAATTGCACATAAGAAGGTTCACAATGCTAATATACTTTTAGCAATCCCAGAAGGAAAAAAATATTTTGCCTGGTTTACCACATATAAAGAAGATAATGTTTGTTTCTTATTGGAAATTGGCGATGATAATCAAATAAAGCATGTAAAATTGGCTTTAACTAGTTTTAGTGATAAATTAGTTTTAGGCACCATATTTTATGGAACATTGTTCAAAAAAGACATTGATTGCTTCTGTATTGAAGATTTATATTTTTATAAAGGAATGAATTGTATTCATAAAATTTATTCTGATAAATTAGCTATTTTAAAATCAATTTTAAAAGAGGAAATGTCGCAAAATTGCCTTTTTAACCATTTTACTATATTTGGACTACCATTATTATCATGTGATTTTAATATGCTTATAAAAGAAATAGAAACTTTACCTTATAAAGTAAGCCAAATTAAATTCCGATTTTTTGAAAAAAATAATTCCAGAAAAATACTCTTTGTAAAATATTTTAAACCTGCTAACGCTTGTAATAAAAATCATAATAATTTTTCTAATAATTATAATTCTCCTAATAATAATAATTTACAAAAAGCTGTATTTAAAGTGACACCAGATTTAGAACCCGATATTTATAATTTGTTTATTTATAATGATGGTAAAGAAGAATATTATGATTATGCGTTTATTCCCGATTATAAAACAAGTGTAATGATGAATAAATTATTTAGAAATATTAAAGAAAATGATAACTTAGATTCTATTGAAGAAAGCGACGATGAAAATGAATTCCAAGATGAAAGAGAAGATAAATTTGTTTTTTTAGATAGGTCTTTTAAAATGAATTGTGAATTTAATTCCAAATTTAGGCGTTGGGTTCCAAACAATTTAGCCGATAAAAATGATAGGCTTATTTCCTCCAATATTCTATCTAAAAAATATAAATAGTTTTAAAAAATATTTACATAATATATAAATGTCATTTTATTATATTAATGGTGCTCAAACACCTCTTAATAATATTAATGGGTCCTTTGTTAATGTAGATAATTCTCATGTTCAAGGAATTCCTTTTAATAATACTGTTATTCCAAATGGTGCTCATACTTTAGCTCCTGCTGGATCCAATGTTCAAGGTGCCGCTGGAATTTATCCTTGTTCCTTAAAGGGAGGCAAAATTAATAAAAGAAAAATAAATAAAATATCTAGACAATATAAGATGAAAGGATCTAAAAAACATGCTAGAAAAATGAAAACTCGGTTAAAAAAAAAATATTCTAGACGTTATAAGTCCAAGACAAGACGTATGTCCGGAGGCACATCTAGTCGTTCTTTAAGAGGCGGTAATTTTTTAAGAGGCGGTGATTATCCTCCTATACCTCCGACACCACGCTCTTTCCTAAAAGGTGGGTATAAACCTCCTCATTATAGGGGAGGAGCTAATGCTGCTACTGCTCCTAATTATCCTGCTGGATATACTCAATATGATAATAATAAAGTATTTAGTAATACTTATTCAACTGGCGGTCCATTAGCTCCACAGCTAAGCGCTTTAGCTAATCCTCCTCCATATGCTGTTGGAAGAAGCGAAGTTGATAATTTAAATCACGCTGATCCAAATTCATACGGAAATTATGGAGCAGGCTCTGGGTTTCCAAGTAGAGGATGGTTCTAAAGTAAATAAAATAAAAATGATTCAACAAATTATTTTATTTACTACTTATTACAGGTAAACCATAATCAAGCCATCCTGCAACAGGAACACCTTGAACTGGAGACAATCCATAACCATATTTTATAGATATTACATTATAACCTAATAATTTTAATAAAGTTAGAACTTGGCTACTAGTATGCCCAACATAGCAAATTAAAAAAATAGGTTTATCTTTTGGTAATTTTTTCAAGTTTTTGTCATCTAAAATATTCAACCAGAATATATTTTTAGAACCTTTTACATGCATTTTTTTAAATTCCTTTTCTGATCTAAGATCTATTAAATAATAATCTTTTTTTTGTAAATAAAAATTATTATAAAAATCAAGTGGAGTTATATAATTCCAATCATGTTTTACATTATGCAAATATTGTCTTAAAGTATCAAGCAAATTCATTGTTTAATATATATTTAGTTTTTTATTTTGTTATAATAATTTCTTTAGCAACTTTTGAAATTATTTTATTTATATTTGATTTTTGTTCCTCTTCTGTTGATCCTGACATTGAGTTGGAAACTATTTTCAAATATCTATCATTTTGCTTGGAATCTGAATCAAAACAATCTGGATGTAATTTGATCCATTCAGGAATTTGTTTTATATTTTTATTTGCTACTTGTTTTATTACATTTTTCATTTTGTCCTTATTTTCATTATCTTTTGTCCATTCTTCATTATCTTTTATATAAATTATTTCTCTTTTGTAATCAGAACAATGTATCGGTCTTAAATGAACATTCAATGCATTTAAATTATCAATTACTACTTTTGAAATACCTTCTACATATCCTAATTGTCCGGTTTCCTCTAAATCTTTTACTTGCAATTGAATTGAACTGATAAAATCATTGATATTTATGGCGTCTTTACATTCCTCATTAAGAAAAATTTGTAGATTAAATGTTTTATTATGACTATTATTATGAGTTGTATTATGAGTTCCATTTTTTATTATTTCCATCATCATTTTCTTCATTTCTGAATTGTCCTTGATTAACATCATTATTATCTCTTTGTCTGTTGATTCCGGAATTTTTTCTTCTTTACATACTTTATTGTGTTTCCATAATCCAGAACGATTTTTAAAACTTCTTTCACAAATTTTACACGATAAGTTTTGAAAATCGCATAATTTTGGCATAATTTGGTTTCCATTTGTTTCCAAATTGTTAACATTTGTCCTATTTTTATGTTTTGCTGACAAAACATGTTTATCAAAACTACTCTTTTTGCGTGTGCTATAGTCACAATTTTTACATACAAATTTCAAGCATAATTTTGGCATAATTTGGTTTCCTAATGTTTCCATAGTATTTCCAGAGAAAATTTTTCTAAGTTTTTTTTCTAAAAAATACAATAACAAATTTTTTTGTTAAAAAAATATTTTTAAAGCATTATGCTAAGAAACTGATTTTCATCGGTCTTTTTTCAGAAAGTCTTGGCACTTTTTGTTTTTGGACATTTTTAAAATGTTATAACGAAGTAAAAAAATCCAAAACCCTTTTGACTTTTCAGAAAAAAATTGTTACTGAAAAATACTACCATAATATTATCAATATTCTTGTTACCATATTACGTAACAAAAATATTCTTGTTTTTAAATAGGTTTAAAATAGGTATAAAATAAATATATTATATATAAAAAATATCATTTTTTAAATTTAAGCAGACAGACCCCGGTGGACAACTTATCTTTTGACTCTTCTAAATCTAAAACCGAATCATCATCTGATTCTGTATCCTCCGCTACACTTTTATCAGATGAACTGCGACTATTTGTTTTTATATTTTCTTTTTTTTTAACAGTCTTTGTCGTTTTCTTAATACAATTAGTTGGTTCATATACAATATTCCATTTCAAAGTATCTGCATGATAACTATCACTACTTGTTTGAATAATTTTATAATTTTGTTTTTTATAAAAGGACTTTCTTTTTGCCCATTGTCTCATGAAATTATCATGTGAATCAATAATATCAACTACCAAAGGAGCGAATTCATGTTTTTGCCGTAATATTCTTCCAACCGCCTGTTCAATATTTGTCATTGGTGTAATCATAAAAAGAGTAGATAATGTCTTAATATCAAGACCTTCAGCAGCCATAGAATAGGTAGCTAAAACAACTTGTTTTGTCTCAGATTCTTTTAATGCGGATTCTTTCATTCCACCTACATAATATCCCACGGTGCAAATGTTATTGTGTTTAATAGCTTCAAACATATAATTTAGAATATTTTTATAAGATGCAATTATCATAATCTGCTGTTTAGGATTTTCAGTAATCATATCTTTTAAAACTTTAACAATAAAATCCGATCTACGATTGTAATTGCAGATTTTGCTTAACATTTTAGAAGCAGCAATTTGTCCACGAAAATCTAATTCAATTTCATTATGTTCTTCATCATTTGTTTTATAAACGATTCCTCTAACAATTACTTGTTCATCTTTACTACGCTCCATTTTATAAACAACTTCACCGAGAAACATTTTGAATACTTTTGTAGTGCCATCCTTACGATTCATAGTAGCACTTAAACCAAGCATATATTTAGTAACCAATTTGAATAATGCACAAGAAAAAACTTCAGAGGATATGTGGTGAACCTCATCAATAATTGTGAATCCAAAACTATCAAATAGTGAACTTGGATAATCTTTCATAGAAAGACTTTGTAACATGGCAATTACAATATCTTTGTTGTCAATATCAATAATTTGTCCTTGAATTTTGCCAATTTTAGAGTTAGGCAAAAATTGTTGTATTCGTTCTATCCATTGATTCATTAAAAATTCTTTGTGAACTATGATTAATGTTTTTTTTTGCAGGCGACTTATTATGTTAAGACCTATTGAAGTATTATGTGTTACCGTAAAATCTCCTAAAACAAATCTTTTATTGCCATCAATTTCAAAACCATAATAATCATCTATTTCTAATTTTTTAATATTAATTCTATTTACTAGTGGATCTTTTATTTGTTTCCTTTTGGAAGCTTTATTGCGTTTATACAAAACAGGTATATTTTCTAAATTGTAACCATATATAGTAATTTTAATCAATTCGCTTTCTTTTTCATATTTTTTAGAATAACAAGCAAATCCCAATGACCTACACAAATAAACAATGTCTTCCGCTAATGAAGTATTTTTTTGAATAATTTCATAACAATTATTGTGATAATATCCATCCGAGTCAATTAATCCAGCTAAAACTTTTATTTGTATTTCTCTAATATTACATTTATATTCATAAGGAATATGTTTATTATTAAGTAAATTCTTATTTCTAAGAAATGTCATAAATGTATTATTTTTTGTTAGACTGCAAATTTTATAGTTATAATTATTGTCATAACTTAAATATAAATCTTTATAATTATTTTTAAATAAGTCTACAATATATTTTATAGTAGATTCTTCTTCTAAATTAATAATAGTTGTATTATTATTATCATTTCCTAACCAAAATCCAAATAGATAAGGATCAAAATCAATAGGTAATTCTTTAAACATGATTCCAACTTTATAACCAAGTAATGGTTCACTCCTAACCTTAGATAAGTTTAAATAATCTTTAACTGATATATCTATTATATCACTCTTTTTCAAACATTTTAATGATAATATATGACTTTCGTTGCAAATATATTCATCGCCTTTTTTATTAGATATTTTATACATTTGTTCTCTCCCTCTAGCTAATGATAATATTTTACGGGGTGTTGAATCATCACCCATGATTAAATCACCAATTTTTATATTTTCCACTAATTCTATGAGTCCGTTTGACATGATAATTTTGGTTCCTTTTGCTAGACATTTTCCGAAGCCACATGGTAATTCAAGTAGACCCCCTCCTTCATTACAATTTTTCACATGATTTAAATATGTCTCAACTACGGGCACCTGATAATCTCTTAGAGAGCCATTAAATGATAAATCAATATTAGTTCCTTCTGTAATTTTGTTGATTTTGGCTGGTCCGAATAATTTTTCTCCGAAATAACGCGGAATATAAATTTTTTTGTCGGATTCTCTGTAAGCAGGAAATATTTTTTCCTTAGTAATAGGCGACCCAGGAACAAATGGTTTTACTAATAAGAGATCTTTTAATTTAAGTTGTAAACTAATAGGTAAATCAGTTTTTAAAATAGTGTAACCTTTATTACCTAAATAAGAATTTGGTATATTTTGAGGCCATTCAATTTTTTCATTTATGTGCTTGGACATAATTAATATATAATAAAACATTTATACTTGTTTCATAAATGTTTTATAAAAAATTTAATTTGGTATTAACCATGTTGACACAGCCTCTTGTCTCTCTGGTAAAAGTTTTATTAATTTTCCATAAATTCTTTTGCCATCGGCGTTTTTATTTTCGTCATCATCACTTACTAATCTAAATAAATCATTACCGCGTCTCAATTCAATAGAAAATGGTTGTGCTTCATATGTATTAGTAGAATTATACCAAGTGTAAACTAAATTATAAGGACTTGAGATTAAATTCCTTCCGTCTGGTAAAGTAATTTCAGTAATGGCATTAACTGTAGTGTTATAGGTGCTAATTGTATCATGTTTTCTTATTTTATTATAAGTGCCTCCAATTTGACCAATTACATGATGTTCATTATCTAAATCACTATTGTATAAATTAAATATAACTCCACCTTGTATATCATAACGATCATGATGACTTGATAAAACAGGTACAGCAGAAGCATTGAATTTATTATTTTTAATTTCATAATATAAATTTAAAGGAGTAAAACTTTCATCCTGAGTAAAATATAGTCCACCTGAATTAATTTGAAGACCTAGAAGATAGGGTTTATATGCTAAAACTACATCTTTAGATTCTTCAGGGTTATTTATTCTATCTAAAATTAATTTAATTTTTTCTAAAGGGTTTAAACCCTTGGAGACATGAACATCAAACGCATACAAAAGATCATTTGAAGGCTTAATGATGTTAAAAAGGCCCATTATATAATAAATAAATAATTTTATTTATACAAAAAAAATAATGCTAAATATAATAATTTTTTAAAAGTATAATATATAAGATGGATTATTTGAGTAATTTATTCACAAAAAAACATATGCCAGAATTATTGTTAAGCATTTTATTTGTAATATATTTAGTAATTGGAGTTAAAATGCCAGAAGGAGTTGCGTCAATGATTGATTCAACAACTGGTAAAATAGTAGTAGCTGTAGTAGCCTTAATGCTATTTGCATATACAAATCCAATTTTAGGAGTTCTAGGTTTGTTAGTTGCTTATCAATTAATTAAGGGAGCATCAATAACAACTGGTATGGGAGCTTTAGCCGCATATTATCCTACAGAACAAAAAAAGTGGAGTCCTTATACTGCAACCAATCAATTTCCTTATACATTGGAGCAAGAAGTAGTAAAAAATATGACAACTCAAAAATTCAATACAACCTATGTGAAGCCAACATTTAGTCCAGTGTTAGAAAATACTTATGATGCATCTCCTTTAACAACTAATATATTATCGTAAAAGTAATTTAAAGGTCTTTAAATTAAAATAAAATATAATATATTATTATAATGAATAATCAACGAAAATATATCATTGAAAAGATGAATAATTTTGTTTCAGATCAAAATAATAATCAAAAAATAAATGTAGTAATTTCTTTTACATTAGAATTATATAGGGTGTTAGTTTCAACATTATTAATCTTATTTGTTCCACAAAATTGTAATGGACACGTTTGTTCCTATCAGGAAAATATGGAAGCTGATAATCAATTATATATTGCAGGATTGTTTTTTAATTTTTTTACAATGTTTATTTTTGTCATTATGTATGTAATTGAAATTAAACGTGAAAATTTATTAATAACATATTTAGAGGTTAATAAAGCGACTGCATTTGATAATGAATCTGTAGGAAATGCTCTTCAAAAGCTGTCAATAAGTAAAAAGGATAGAATTTTATTTTTAGATAAATATTATCAAAAAGTAGCCTATGTTTCAATGTGTAGTTTTATTATTAATTCTATTATTAGTGGAATTGTAATTTATGATTATTCATTAGGAAATCAGACAACGACAACAATAATAACTAACATATTATTTATGGTTACAAAATTAAGTGATGTTTATATAACAGTTAATACAGAAAAAAATATTTTTTATTCTGCCTATTTAAAAGGTAAAATTCAATTTAATGATGTAGATTCAGACAAAATTGCAAAAGATATTCTAGTATTAAATGATAAAGAAGTTTTTGAGGAGAAGGAAGTTTTTGAGGAGAAAGAAGTTGTATTTAAAGAAGTTTTTGAGGAGAAGGAAGTTTTTGAGGAGAAGGAAGTTTTTGAGGAGAAGGAAGTTGTAGTAGAGGTCGTTGTAGAAACTTAAAGAGGTTTAACTATTATTTATTATTGTCTTTGATGCTGCTCCCCCCGTCTTAACGTTAAACATATTCAATAATAATTTTAAACCCCACATTATAATTACAAAAAGTAATATAAATAAAATAAATATAAAAAAAGGATTTTTAAAAAAATTCTTTAAGGATGATGTGCCATTACTACTAATATTTGATATTATTTCTGTAGTATTTTCTGAAGATCCAACAGGCTGACAATCTATATAAATTTCTCCTCCATTATTTATATTAGGACCTTTCTCATTATAAAATAAATTTGGACCAGTTTTTACATCATAACCATTATTGGCAATTATTGATTGCAATTTTGATAATGAATCCGAAGTTATATCTAAAGAAATTGTCAAAGGATCAAAGACAATGAAGTCAACCGTGGTTGAACAAGGCTGATATGGCTCAGTTGCAGTATATGAGAAAAAAGGTTTCTTAGGAACAAAATCATTTAAATTAAATTGTGAAATACTTACTGTTGTAGTTTCACCATCTGCTGGAGCACTATCTGCTACAGTATCAATAGCTGTTTTAAAAAACATACTGCTAATACTTGTCGTATTGTTTGTATTTATTGGTATACATACTAACAATGGAGCTGCTCCAGTAATGCAATTATGAACTATAATAAATTCACCGTCAGTTTTATTACCAGAATAAGAATGGAGAGATGGTGAATATAATCTTATCTCTTTTACATCATAATTTAAAGTATTGTAAACAACTGGTGGAGAAGAAGAATTATCATATAAAATTGATAAATAATCTCCTCTGTTTGTTATCATACAAGAACTATTAATATAATTAAAACTATAGGAACATTTATAATCACATTTTCCTGTTATAGATGATAAACTAATATCAATTGGTGATGTGCCATCTGGACAACTCATTATAATATATAAATATAAACTTTTCTTAGTTTGGCGTAAAATATTTATTATTTAGTATTTAGTATTTAGTAAATAGTAAATAGTTTTTATTAAATTTTGGAGTTTTTAATTAATAAACCTTTTCTAAAGATAAATAATAATGAAACTAACAAAATATCGCTTTAACAAAATTATTAATAATAATAATAAACAAACAAAAAAGAAATATAAAAAAAATTATAAAGTCTTACATCATACTAACACTATTAGAAATAGAAAATCATTCAATTTGCATAATAAAAGTGTAAAAAATTGGTAAAATTTAAACAAAGGGTAAATATCTTATAGTATCATTCTCATAAATGGTAGTTTGAAAAGCATCGTTATAACCTTCTACGTAAATTGTGTCTCCTGAAAAGATTTGATCTACTCCATAGTCGTTTAATGCACTTCTACCTTTAAAAGATATTGGTAATTTAACATTATTATGTTGATTTGATATTGTATAATATTGCCATTTGTCTCTATTTGTAAACAATGGTCTGCCCATTAAAGGTAATATATTATCTTTTGAACTGCCATTTAAAGGCGTAATAATTCCCATTTGACGATATTCGGTATTATATGGAGTGGCGCCGATGTTAGTTGAAATATTTACAGGGATGCCTCTTACATCGTTAATTGGAACTAATTCAGGAACAAGATATCGTTCATCACTTAAAGGTGCGGCATATGGATTTAATAAAACATCATTTTGTAAATTATTGTAAGGCCAACTAGGAATCCAACCTTTAAGAAACCCTTTTTCCATAGGTTCTTTTTCTTTAATGGTTATATTGGTAGTTTTAGAATTTGAATAAATAAAAAAACACAATAAACCAATAATTATTATTAATAAAAATAATGTTATGTTTTCAATACAAATTACTCCTGGTGGACACTTTTTCATTAATATATTATTATATAAAATATATATATTAATTATTTTTTATTACTTTAGTTAGTTTTTGGTTTTCCAAATGTTTCTAATCCTTTTAATGAGCTTGTTAAAGAACCAATATCAAAATTTTTCAACATATCTTTTGCTCCTTCTAAAACTGGAACCATGTTTTGCATTGTATCAAATAAATTTTGTTGTTGTTTCATTAAATTTTGAGTATCTGATGTTAGTTGTTTGATTGAATCATTTCCTAAAAGCTGATCTAAGTTTTGATATGATTGTTCAATAGTAGATGCATAATCTATTCTTGATCCAAAATGTTCTTCGCTTTTGCCTTTTTTATTGGCGGTTTGAACTATACCTTCTGGAGCATCTTTTGATACATTGTTATTTAAATCTTTATTATTACTATCCATAATTTTAGTGGTAGTATCATCATTTAAATCACTACTACTAGTCGTTGTAGTTGAAGGAGATGTAGTACTACTTGTGGTAGAAGGAGGTGTTGTAGTACTACTAGTGGTAGTTGAAGGAGCGGTAGTAGTATTTGTTGTAGTAGTAGAAGATTGATTTTCTAAACCTTCACGCATTAATTTATTAGACATAGCAAAATTAGTTGCAATCACACCTATTAATAAGACAACAGCCATATTTTTACTAAATTGGAATGTAATTAAACATACTAAAGCAAAGAAAAACAATGCATTTAATTTGTTAGTAACTAAATATCCTAACATATTTGTAGCTGCTAAAAAAACCATAAAATACAAAAAGTATTTATTAGTTAATAATTTGGAGGCTTCTTTTGCAAAACTCATATTATATAATATAATGATTTAAAAAAAATAAAGAAATAAAAAAAATTGATACTAAAATATCTTAATCATTTAAATATAATATAATATCTTTGGTCTAAAAAATGGTGCAACCTACTTTTCAAAATAAAAATCATTTAATACTTTGTGAGTTACATCATCCTTTAATTCATGGAAAAACAGATGATAGTGATAATAATATAGAAAATCATTATATAGTTTTTGATAAGTTTGATGGTAAAACTGGTATTTCTCTAGCTTACGAAGATGAATTGGATGAATTGGATGAATTGGATGAATTGGATGAATTGGATAATTTTAAAATAAAAGATTCAATTCAATTATTAAGGAAAAATTATAAAAAATTTATAAGAAAAATAACATATTATGAAAGTTATAATCATCCTACAATAAGAAATTATCATAAAATAATTGCAAAAAAGGATTATATTAGAGAAGAAATAGGAGAATGTATTACTCTTCCTACCCAAGAAACAATTGCAATTTTAAAGACATTCTGGCTACGAATAATTCAAAAGAAATGGAAAAAAATATTTGAACAAAGACAGCTTATATTGCAAAGACGTGTTTTGCCCTCATCATTGTATAATAGAGAAATTTCTAATAATTGGAAATATAATAATAATATTTTACCAGGAATAAAAGGTATGTTATGTGATCTAAAAAAATAATAGTAGCATTTTATACCCTTGAAGTGGATTTTTCTAAATATTTTTTCTTCTCTTCGTTCTTTTATGTTTTTTCTTTAAGTTTTTTAATGTTTTTTTTTTATTTCTACCTCCTCTTTGCTGTTGCCCTGGGTTATTAATCATATTCATAATTGACATAATATTATCTTGAACTGCTTGAAATTGTTGGGAAATTTCATCATTAGGGCTAGTAAGATCTCCTAATTCTTGTGAAATAGTGTCAATTAGTTGAATTTGATTACCTAATGATGCGTTAATTTGTCCAATTTGTTGAACAAGTGTATTTGCATCTTGTTGAGCGACTGCTAAACTACGTTCTAATTCATTTTTTTGATTATTTAATTGACTAATTTCATTTGTAATACGCTGAATTTCAGAATCTTTTTGTTGACCAGCAATATTTAAATTTCTAATTTCTTCATTTTTTTGTTCAATTTCGTTATTAATATTATTAAGTGTATTTTGTAAATCAGCCAATTTTTGATTGGAAGATGCCAAATTATTTTGAACCAGTTCTAATTGTGAAGTTTTTTCTTGTAAAGCTGATTGATTTTCTTCCAATTGTTTTTTTAATTGAGGAATCTGTGATAGACCATTGCTATTTTTAAGTTGATCAATTTGATTTAATAATTGTGTTAATTTTGTCTTAATTTGCTGTTTGTAAGTATTGACTTTTTCTTTTGAAGCAATAATTTTTGATGTGATAGAATTAACAGTTGTCCCAAGTCCAATTAAAGCTTGGTTTAATGGACTATTAGCATTTTCTGCCATTTATATAATATAATGTTATTTTTTCCTATTTTTACATTTTCACATTTTCACATTTTATTATATCAATTCATTAATTCATCTAACTCATTTTTAACTTTGTCAATTTCTCTAATAATATCTTTTTGATCATGCTTTACACTTCTCAATTGTTCATCAACTAAATTTTCAGTTTTAGTTAGATCATTCATGTATTCCTTAAGTAATAAAAGTGCGTTATATTGTTGTTGTTTTTCTTTAACAATAAAATCATAATATTTTGTATAATCGTCTTTTACAGTATCTAAATAATTATTTAATTTTTGTTTTTTATCCAAGTCTTTTTTTTTATTAACTAACAAATATTTTTTATTCATTATTTCTTGTTCAATCTGCAATAAATTTAAATCTCTTTGTGCTAATGGTATTTGTGCGTTCATATTCTCTTAATGTTATATATTATAAAATTTTTTATATAATATTTGTAAAAAATTTAAAATCTACTATATATATTATTTAGGATGTCAAAGAATAGTTTAGAACCACTCTTATCTCCTGATGATAATAGATTTGTAATGTTCCCAATTGTTTATGAGGATATATGGCAAATGTATCAAAAACAAGTTGATTGTTTTTGGAGACCAGAAGAAATAGATTTAACTAAAGATTTATCACATTGGGAAGGTCTAAATACTGACGAAAGATTTTTTATATCTATGATTTTAGCATTTTTTGCTGGTTCAGATGGTATAGTATTAGAAAATCTGGCCTCAAGATTTATGAGGGAAGTGCAAGTATCTGAAGCCAGAGCTTTTTATGGTTTTCAAATTGCAATGGAAAATATTCATAGTCATACATATAGTAATTTAATAGAGACATATATAAAAGATAAAGAGGAGAAGAATAGGTTATTTAATGCAATACATAATTTTCCTTGTATAAAAAAGAAGGCAGACTGGGCGCAAAAATGGATACACGATAATCGTTCAAGTTTTGCAACTCGTTTAGTAGCATTTGCATGTGTAGAAGGAATTTTTTTTTCAGGAGCATTTTGTAGTATATTTTGGTTAAAAAAGAGAGGATTGTTGCCAGGGTTAACATTTAGTAATGAATTAATATCAAGAGATGAAGCACTACATTGTGAATTTGCGGTTTTGTTATATTCAAAATTGTTGAAAAAAGTGGATAAAAATCGTATACATGATATAATAAAAGAAGCAGTAGAAATTGAAACGGAGTTTATATGCGAAGCATTACCTTGTAGATTAATAGGAATGAATAGTCCTCTAATGATTCAATATATACAATTTGTAGCTGATCGTTTATGTTTACAATTAGGTTATAAGAAAATTTATAATGTTTTAAACCCATTTGATTTTATGGAAATGATAAGTTTAGAATCAAAAACAAACTTCTTTGAAAAACGTGTTTCAGATTATGCGTTGGCAAATAAAACTGTTACAGATAATGATTTTAATTTATCGGAAGATTTTTAAATATTTTTTTTAATAATATAATTTAAAGAATGAAATATTCTGAAGTTGATTTTGTAAGATGTTTAAGAGAGTCATTTTATACTTCAAAATCGGAAATACTAGAAAATCTTGGTTATATTATAGATAATGATTTCTCAAATTGTCAAAAATTGTTAGTTTATTATAATAAAAATGTAAGTTCTGTAATAGTTTTATTTTTTGGAGTAAGTTTAAAAGATTTTAATATATTTCAAATACCATCTTTAGTAAAAGAAGTTAATGATAGAATAAAATTTGGAGAAATAGGTATAAAAAAAATAAATGAGAAATATAAAGATTATAATGATATTATATTTATAGGACATTCAATAGGAGGACATATAATTAATAAAAATTTAAATGGAACAAAATATAAATGTTATACATTTAATCCTTTTTTTGTAACTAATAAACCATCAAATAATATAAAAAATTATAGAACTTCTGGTGATATACTAAGTTATAATTTAGATACAGAAATCATAGAAATAGATTTATGGAATTATTTACATAATAATAATTTTGATATAATAAAATTTTTAATTGATTCACACTCTACAACGTCATTAAATGAAAATGGTATAAAAATTGAATTACCAATAGAATAAAAATTATATTTTATATTCAATAATATAAATTATAATTTTGATTATAATTTTGATTTAGATATATGGATAAAAAAATATATATTAAATATGATTACTTGTAATTTACAAGGAGGGTTAGGAAATCAATTATTCCAAATATTTACTACATTATCATATGCATTAAAATATTCAAAAGCTTTTTTCTTCATAAATATTCCTGTTTTAACAAATGGTTCAATTATTAGATATACGTATTGGGAAACATTTTTATCAAATTTAAAGCCATTTTTGAAAAATAAGAATGATGTAATTCAATTAATTTACTTAAAAGAAAATGGATTTTTATATGAAGATATAAAAATTCCCCAAAATCAAAATATTATGTTAGTTGGTTACTTTCAAAGTCATATGTATTTTGATAAATATAAAAATATGATTTGTAAATTGATAAAATTGGATGAAAAAAAACAAATAGTAAAAGAAAGAATGGGAGAAAGAATGGTAGAAAATGTAATTTCTATGCATTTTAGATTGGGAGATTATAAAAAGTTACCAGAATATCATCCAATTTTAGGAGAAAGATATTATATCAATTCTATTTCATACATTTTAAAGGAACAAACTAACAAAAACAGAAAAGTTTCTGAAAAGATATTGTATTTTTGTGAAGATGATGATTTTTTAGAAGTGGAAAAAACAATTAAAATTTTAGAATCAAATTTTCCATTGTTAAAATTTGAAAGAGAAAACTCTTTTTTAAATGATTGGGAACAATTGTTACAAATGAGTTTTTGTTCGTATAATATAATAGCAAATAGCACGTTTAGTTGGTGGGGCGCATATTTAAATAATAATAATGAAAAAATAGTATGCTATCCTGATGAATGGTTTGGAAAAAAAGTGTCTCATAATACATCTACACTTTTTCCAGAAGATTGGATAAAAATTGATACAAAATAATTGGGGTTTCTGGTTTCTTTAAGTAGTTTTAATATATTATATTATTTTTGGTAATTTTTTTCCTAATACAGTTTTATAAAATAACTTAGAAATTGTGTTGATAATTATATTATATCTAATAATGACAAAATTTATAAAACTAACAAATTTGATAATAAATATAAAATATATACAGTCAATAGTTATAAAACCAAATAAATATTGTATTAATATGATGAGTAACCAATTTGACGGATCAAATTGGAATATTCCTATAATTGGAGTTGGAACTATTTCTTCGTATAATTATGTAATTGAAGTATGTAAGACTGAAAATTCAAGTGATTACAAAATAGTTTCATATTTGATTGATGAGAATAAAATATAATTAAAAAAAACTACTTAAAGAAGCATCCGTTGAAACATGAACCAATTATCAAACCTGAAGTCTTCCTCTTTATATATATAAAATAGTTTTTTATTTTGAAAAATGATATCTGCTACTATTGTTTGATCATCTTTAATAAAAAATTCGTTGATAAAATAGTAAATTAATTTTTCATCATATAATCTAGCATAATAATTTACTAGTATTTCAGGTAAAATAAAAAAACCTCCTGCAAAACAAGGATCGTTATAATCTATATTTGGAGGACTTTTTAGGTTCTCTTTATAATGGTTTCTTATATTACTTGAAATTTTCATTATTTTTAAATTATTATTTTCAACACATCCATATTGAATACAAGTTCTGTTAAATGGGTTTTTTAACAATTTTAATGGATTAGGCCAATTCTTCAAATTGTTAGTATGAAGATCTAAAGCTCGGTTTCTAAAATAACCTATATCACACCATCCATAAAACATGGTTTTAAAATATTGATTTTTTATTGTATCCTGAATAAAAAATATTTTTTCATTCCATAACATATTCAATTTCCAATCTATAACTTTATGTAAATCTAAATTACTAGTAATATGATTTTTTATCCAATAATCTTTATACTTGTAATTATGAAATTCTTCTAACGGCTTTATTATTATTTTAATGTTTTCTTTCTTTTTATCTACTATTTGAAATAAATATATTGCAGATTCTTTGTTAGTATAAATAACCAAATTAAAATTTTTAGCGATTGATAACAAATTTTTTATCCATATTACATATTGTTTAACCGAAAATTTAGATTTTAAAATATACCAACATGTTGAAAATGTAATTAATTTTGAAGAATTATTATGAAATTTATTATTCTTATTATTATTAGAAATTTCATTATTTTTTTTTAAATTAAAATTAAAATTCATTTTATTTTATCATTTTATTATCTTTCCAATTTTAAAACTTAAAATTAATTTATAAAAATCAATATTATGGAAAAAATTAATAGTGATTTTATTCTTCTGATTTTTAACTGTAAAAAATACAGTTTTAAAGCTTTAAAACAGCGAGAAACTTGGCTTAAAGATTTTAAATTAATGCCTTTTTTTCATGTTGTAGGTAATATTAATTTAGAAACTGATTATTTTTTTGATTATGAATATAATATCTTAAATGTTAAAGTTGATGATGATTATAATTCTCTACCGAAAAAAGTAATGGCTGCTTTTAATGCTATTAACAAAGAATATGTTTTTAAATATATTTTTAAAACTGATGATGATCAAAATTTAATATCTGATTCTTTTTTTAAAACAATACAGGGTATATTATTAAATAAAATTCCTAAAGTTCATTATGCAGGTTATATTGTGAATGTTGATAAGCCTTATTTGAGTCAATATCATAGAATTCATCCTGAGCTCCCTGAAAATATTCCAATTTTAAAAACAACTTACTGCAGCGGTCGTTTCTATTTATTATCTGACTTGGCAATTCAACAAATATTAGGAAGATCAAGTGAAATTGAAAAAGAATATTTGGAAGATTATTCAATTGGTTTAAATTTAGATCCTGTTTTAAAAACAAATATGCTGAATATTAATACTAATAAATATTTTGTTGATTTTTTTCCTTGAATTTTCTCATTTCTCTAATTGCTTTAAACAATTCTGCTTTATCTAAATCCATCATTATTTTTTTATAATTTGTAACTTTTTTTTCAATATCACTATAATCTTCTCTTTGAACCACGCTTAAAGGAGTTATAAGATACCATCTACTATTATTTTGTAATATAAACCAAAATTTATCAATTGCAAATTTAGCATGTTCGGTAGGATTTTGAAATAAATGGATTAATCCCATTTTAACATTTTGAGCTAAAATTTTTATATAATGGCCATTTACTAAATAACCAGTTGTTGTTTGACATCTTGAAACTTTAATACATGTCTCATCAATGGTTTCAAATGGTGGCATATTATTTCCAGCCAATAATATTACATCCCAATTATTTCCATGTATTTTTAGAAATTTATCAAATTGTATTTTAAATAAAGTAGGGTCTAAAAATTGTATATCATCTTCCAGAATCAATATATGATCCAATTTTTTTTCTATTGCATCTTGTAATAACTTTAAATGACTCATACTACATCCAATTGCACCATTCTCCATTTTAATTGCATTAAATCTTGAAGCTGTTATGCCTAAATTATTTAATTGACTTACTACATGTTCCTTACGGTCAACCCGATGTTCTAAATTAATGTAAAATGCATTTTTGATATCATCAAACCTATTTATAATTGTCATAATAAAAATAAGTAATAAATTATTTTTATTATTTTTCCTTTTATAATTATAATTATAATTATAATTATTTTCCTTTTATTTATAAACCCCTCCCATTCTTATATTTGCGGATGAGGTTGCCTTTGGTTTTGCAGCAATTATTCTTGAATAAGCCGTTGAAAATTTATTAATATTTGGAGGAATCATTCTATAATTAGAATTTACTTGTCTTAATGATTCGTTATATTTTTGAATTTTTTGAGTTTTATTTAAAAGTTCTGTTTTATAACTGCTTTTTATTATTTCCGCTGCTCTTTGAATACCATATTTATCTATTAATTCTTTTTTTTGTTTTAAATTAGGATAAAATGGAATATCTGTCCAATCTGATTCAACATGATTTATATTTTCATTATAAGAATTTGAATTATTAATTAATTGAGTAGGTTCTCTTAAATCATATTTGTAATAATTTTCATTTTTAAAATCAATACTAGTTGCAAAATTTGATATATTAATCATAGATAACTTTGATGATGTAACCATATTAATGTTATCCAAAATATTTGTTGATTCATAATTTATTTCATATTTTAAATTATATATTGATCTTAACCCATCTATACCATTATCATTTTTTGCTCTAATAGGATCCTCTTTATTAATAATTCTTGAAACTCCATCAAATAAATGTATTATATTTGGACTTCCAATAGGATAAAATTGACTTCTATCTATTTTTAATCCAATTTTTTGACAACGATTTTGGAATACTGTATCTTCCATTCCCCAACCCCAAAAATTAGGGTATCCATTAGATGCTTCAAAATCTGAACCTTTTATTGCAACAATTCCACCCAATGCATATTCAAAACCATAAAAATGTTTCACAATCCCATATACAGTTTCAAAGTCAAAAATTGGTGCAAAAGGAATAGTATCAATGTCATTGAAAACAAATGTTATATCTTTATAATTATCTGGATATTTATTTTTTAAAGCTAGAAAACCTATATTTTTGGTAGCCCCTCTATTAAAAGCGCGATCATCTCCTTGATGAGAAAAATAAACTTCATAATCATTCCTATTTTCCATTATCATGGTTACATAATTGGAAAAAAAAAATTTATGCTGTGGTCTGTTTCTATAAGGAATAATAAATACAATTTTAGGAACTAGAGACATATAATTTATACTTATTTTTATATAAAATGCTAAACTAATTATTAAATTATTTATATTTATTTAGAATAACTGCTGGCACCAATTCTTCCGTCATTTTTTCTAGCTTTTTAAAACATTTATTAATTGTGACTTCTGATATTTCACTAATATTTTTCACATCTCTTTTGGAAACATTTAATTTACAAATCTCGGATATAAAATATATTATTCCAGCGGCTATTGAATGAGGTGTATTTTCAGGCATAAGATCCTTTTTCTCTATTTTTATAGCGATAAATTGACACAATTTTGTGAGTTCAGTATTAATATTTAATTTACTGCAATAACGTTCAATAAAATCCTCTGGTTTTGTTTTGCAAAAAGCTGTTTTATCTTTATTATCCATATCTTTTTCTAAAACATTCAAAATAGTTTGTGCATTTTTGCAGCCCTGGGTAGCACTTGTTACATCTAAACTAAATATTGCAGCTAATTCTTTTGCAGTTCTAGGGTAATTATTAATACGACATGAAATATATATTGATGCCGCGATTAATCCATCTTTATTTTCACCTCTAAATGTTTGTTCATATTCTGAAATTTTTTTGTGATATTTAATAGCATCGTCAATTATTTTTTTTGAAATGCCAGCGTTTTGAGCATATCTAGTAATTCTTTGAAATTCGTCATATTGTGATTTCTCTTTATAAGGCATGGACTGCCATTCAGTATATCTTCTTATTTTTCTCATTTCATAGGAAGATTTTCCTAAACATAATACTTTACAACCAAATGATGATTCTTCCAATAAAGGATTAATTGGCATACCACATCTAGTTGGATCAGAACTTTGATTATCATCTGCACCATAATATCTCCATTCTGGACTTTGATCTAGCATATCTTTATAAATAATTCCACATTTATTATTTGTGCAAGTTAGAAATCCTTCATCAGAATATGCTAAGGAATAAAGACATCTTTCGCAACTTTCTCTATCTGCAATAGATCTATATAAACATTCCAAAGGTTCTTTTTGTTTTTGAGGATTAATAATTTCATCGTCAAAAACGTTCCATAATTTTGTAGTATCTACTATTTTTTCTTTCTTTTTTTTACTAAACATATTTATTGTTTATTGTCTAATAAAAAATATTTTTAATTCAATTTTATTATTATTATTATTTAATAAAATTGTAGTAATTGTTATAATTTTATTCAAAAGCAATATACTTTATTACGTCTATACCTGGTAATTCATTAGTTAATTCTCCATTTTCAACTCTTTGAAAATTGAAACCATGAATAACTAGAAAAGTTCCTTTTTGTATCCATGGACATGATTTATTACAGGATTTATTTTTTACATTAAATGTTTTCTTACTATTTGAAAGATTTAATATATTGGGCGTATCATTTGGTGCAGCTAAAGTGCACAAGGAATTATTTTTATTACAGCAAGGAGAATTTTTGCCAGGAGTATTCTGAAATACGCCTTGCTGCCATTGTTCTGATGTTCCTAACCACGCTATAATTTGACCTGGAGAGCCATTATTATTGGTATGAATATGAATAGCGCTAACTCCATGTAAATCTTTATAATTAGCATGAATATTTATAGATTGGCCATTAGAATTTGTAGTAAATGTAACATCAAGATATTTAGAAGTAGCCTTTAATGTTTTTTTAGAAAAGATATTTTTTTTAGTTTTTATTCCACGTTTTTTTATCAAGTTTAAAGTTTTCTTTGGCATCTATATAATATAATATAATATAATTTTAAAAATTTATATTCTATATTTTTTAAATATGTATATAAATATTTTTTAAAAGTAATATAATATATTATATGGGAAATCAATTATCAAATATAAAAAAAGAACAACCTAATTTAAAACCAAAATCAATTTCTCAAATACTTGATTACATATCTACTTATTATATAACAACACTGGATTTTAAAAGCTTAAGAAAATTATATGAAAAAGAATATTGTGATAAGTTGGTAATTTTAACATCAGATATTGTTGAACGATATTTTACAGATATAGAACTAACATATTTAAATCAACGTATAAAAAATGGTGTAGAAGTAAATGAAACTGATAAAGATAAAATAATTTATTTTTTTAATGATGATATTAAAAATTTAGATATTCAAAATAGTATTAAAAAAAAACGTATTTGTCAAAGTATAGCTAAATTTTATATTAAAATTGCACATCTTTTTGCTGCAATTGTTACTACAATAAATCCTATTTATGTTTATAAGGATCAAGATGGAAATACAGTTAGAGCAACTCTTGCTGAAAAAGGAAAAATTCCAGCTAAAACACCAAGAGATATTTATAAATTAAATATATGCGATAATCGTATCAATTCTTTAAAAAATAATTCAAAAGAGGTGGATGAAAATGGTGATATTACAATAAATCCGAAAGTTTGTTCAATGAATATTAGAGACGATGGTCAAGATAAAACATTAGAAGATGAACCAGGTATACCTGAGTTAGTGCAATTATATTATGACGATAACTATGATTTTGACTCAGGTAAATTTTCAGGAATGTCTGAAGATAATAAGAAGGCATTTTTAGAAGATCTTAAAATTTTTTATAATGTTTTCACTGGAAAAACAAATATGCCAGAAAATATTACAAAATTTAGTGATATTAAATTACGTGATTACCATAGAATGAAAGAATGTCAGGGTCCAGATCCTGTTTTTGAACGCACTTATAAAGGTCCTAAAACTAACAAATTGTTTTTAAGTTATGCTGAAAATTTGAAGAAAATGATTCAAAATACGAATAAAAATCAAAATGCATTAATTTCAATAATTAATCAATTATTTGTTTATACAATTGATCCCCAAACATTAACAAAGAAAATTCGTGTGAATCCGGAATTGACTGAAGCTAAGTTACAGGAAATTGTTATTGAAACTAGAGCTTTAATCATAAAGTTATATTTAACTTGTGAAACCGATTATGTTAATGGTTTAAAATTGTTTGAGGCAATTGTTGACCAGAAGATATTTGAAACAGCAAAAAGTCAAATTGCTAATTTAGAAAAATTATCTGATCAATTGGTTTCTTCGGATCAAGTTCCACAGTCTGCTGAAATTGAACAATTGAAAGAAAAAGCTGTAGAGCAAAAACAAGAGATTAATAAACAAATTCAAGAGTTAAAAAAAGATGAACAAATTTTGAATCAAAACCCTATTGAAAGTTTAGCCCCCGTAGGGTATTCAGCCGTTAATAAGCCTCCCGATAATAAGCCTCCCGTAGGGAATCCAGCCGTTTAAATTAATTATTATATCTTTATAATATAATGAAAGGTTTAAACGGTGAAAATTTAGTTTTTACAGGAACTAATAATCCTTATGGTCTTATTCAAAAAGCTGGTTCAAAAAGACGATCTACCAAAAAAAGAAAATTAACTAAAAAAAGAAAAAATTCTCATACTAAAAAAAGATATAATCGTTAAATTTAGTAATTTAGCAATTCTTTTAAAAAAAATAATTATATTATAAATATATATATATAATGGTTCAAACCCGTAATATGACTCGCACTAGAAAGCAAATTTATCGTAAACGCGTTAAGTCTTCTCCATGTCGTGGAAAATCATTTACCACTTGTAGACTTAAAAATGGTTGCAAAAGAACAAGAGCAAACAAAAGAAAATCTTATTGTCGTAGAAGAACTAATCGTTCTGCTTAAATAATAATTACTACATCTTTTTATGATCTAATTTAAATTTTATTATATCATATCTTTCAATTAATTTTATAATAGGATTCTCCAATGTTCTTTATAAAGATAATTAAAAATAATAACTTAAATAATTATTTTTAATTTATAATAAAATGAAATATATTTTAATGACAGTTTATTCTATTTTAGTATTACCAATTTCTGCTAATAAAATAGGACCAAAATTATGTATTGATTGTAAGTTTTATAAAAAAAACTTTTTTGCTTTTGGTGAATTTGGAAAATGTGCTATGTTTACCTACGAACAATCAAATGATTATTTTTTAGTAAATGGAAAAAATGATAATATTAATGAAAGTTTTCACTATTGCTCTACCGCAAGAAAATACGATTATTTGTGTGGAAAAGAAGGCAAATTTTACGAAGAAAAGTTATAAAATGATACTATATTTTTTTTATAGAATCATTTTTTTTATTTTTAGATATATTTATATTTATATTTGTATTTATAAATTATTTAAATAATTTACATCTTACCTGCTTGGGCAGCTTTTGAGGCAGCAGCGCCGGCAGCGGCAGCAGCATTAGCAGCCTTTGAGGCAGCCTTCTTGGCATTCATAGCAGCTGATGCGGCTCTTGAAGCAGAGGCACTCTTGGCAGCCTTGGCAGCCTTTGAAGCAGCCTTGGAAGCAGCCTTTGAGGCAGATTTAGCAGCTTGAGCGGCTTGAGCGGCACCACGGGCAGCAGCGCGTTTCATTGTTCTTGCGGCAGATGCACCACGGGATCTAGATCTTCTTGCGGAACGAGACTTGGAAGCCATATTATATATTATTCTTAGAAAAAAAAATTTTTTTGCATATAATTTTTCTAAAGTATTTTAATATTCTACCAAATAGTATCTGTGGAAGGCCAATACATTTTATCTTTCTTTTTAATATTATAAAGACTCCTAAATAATTCTAAACGAGCCAATGGACAATTAGTTCTATATTTATCCATCGGATGAGGATTCGTTTTTAATTGAGCTTTGATAGCTTTATCATAAATTTGTTGTCTAGCTTGTATTGCTATATATACGAAGAATGCATGAAAAGATAATGCACGAATTGGAACAATATCGTCATTTTTATCCTGAAAATCTCTTAAATATTCTTCACATATTGCTAAACCAGAGATATCTGCTAAATTTTCTCCTGTGCTTAAACTTGCATCCATTTTTATACCATCATAAGAAGCAAATGTTTCGTATTGTTTAATGACATTTTTTACCTTAGAATCAAATTTTTTACGATCTTGTTTCGTCCACCAATTAAATAAATTACCCTTATAATCATATTTACTTCCCATATCATCTAAACAATGTGACATCTCATGTGCTAAAGTATATCCAATAAAAGCTAAATTATATTCAATTCCTCTTTCATCCAAATCAATAAAGGGCTTCTGTAAATAAGCTAAAGGAACATATATAGAATTTTCTATTGGCGTATAATACGCATTGACAATATATGATTGTTTTCCAACCATTTTAAATTCTGACCAATCAATAATAGGTATATCAATTTCGGATTTAGTGCCATCCAGTTTGATTAATTCATTTGCTCTCCAAAAAGCAATTTTTTCTAAATTATAATATGCATTTTTGTTATCATAAGCTAAAATTGGATCTTCACGTAGAATCTTAGGACTACCAACTAACAATTTAATATTTTCTAACTTTAACAGAGCATATTTTTTAGTTCTTGCTGATAACCATGTATTACGCTTAATTATTCTTTTATAAACTTCCAACAAATCTGCTGCCATATTAAAAGTATAATCAACATATTGTTGTTTTTTATTTTTATCAATATATTCATTAGTTAAAAATGTGTTAAAACAAATAGATAATCCGATAATAGGATAAATTTCTCTGGGAACATAAGTTTGTTGACCTAAAACAAATTTTCTGTGAAAATTAAAATATACTAATCTCCATTCACTATGGAATCTCATAACTTGCCTAAAACAAATATAAAGATAATATGTTCTCCACTTTTTACTTTTCCAGTTATCTTGGTCTAAAAGCATAGTTAAAATACACTTTAAATAGTTTTTATTAGTGCACATAAATTTATTTGGAATATTCTTATAACCAATTACAGTAGCCATTTTTTCCCAATCAAAATTGTATTTTTTTAATGATTCCTCTTTAAGAATAATATTATATCCATCAGGATCTTCATTTTTAATATCGTCGCATCCCATAGCAGTTAATAAATCAAATTCACAATTCCAAATATCATTTGGATCTAAACCATGATTTCTACCCAAACATAAATTAAACATATCATTAATAAATTCTAAATATTTTTTCTTAAATAATTTTTTATATTTTATTGTATTTTGATCTTCTTCAACATCTTCAATATAAATTACATAATCATAAATTGTTAGTTGAGGAGGTGTAATAGTTGTAATGTAATAATCATTATTTTTTTCATCTTTTGATACGCTCCATACAATAGGAGAACCCCATGATATAATTTCATTCTTATTTTGATTACCTAGGATTTCATATATATTATTTGAAGCAATTTGTTTGTCAATATATTGAACATAATAATCAATATAATTTTGAACAGACTTATTGTCCAAATTATATAATGATTCATAAACATTTTTAATAGCGATTGCTTTAGGTGAATTATTATTTTTAATATACTCTTTAGCAATATCAATTAATTCATAAAAAACTTTTTCTTGAGTAATTCTGAAACTATCAACTTGAACATAATATTTAATATCTTTTTTAATCTGTTCCGATTTTGTTTCTAACCACTGATAATTAATATATGTATAATAGTCGTCTTGTGATTTGTATTTTGTTGGAGAAAATGGAGTTTTGAACATTTTAACTAGCCGTTTTTCTATGTTAGTATCTTCAGTTTTTAAACTATTTTCAAACTGTTTTTCATAATCTTTTTCAAATTGATTAAATGTATTAGCATGTTGCTGGCAATATAATTGAATTTGTTTTTTATTAAGATTATGATTTTTCTTATTTCGTTTTAAACATTTTTTTGTTCCATTTTTAATCTTTTTGTTAGTTTTAGTTTTCATTATAAAATATATAAATATTTTTTATTTAGTTTTAATATTTTTATCAATAATAGTTTCTCGTGTAATATTTTTGATGATTTTTAAATAATTTTTTTTAGTTTCTTCTTGAGTGGATCCAGACATAGATTCTTTAACAATATTTAAATATCTATCATTTTGTTTTGAATTAGAATCATTAAAATGAGGATGTTCTTTGGTCCATTCTTTAATCTGTTTAATATTTTTATGAGCGATTTGTTTAATAGCAGAGGTTAATAAAACTTTATCATCAGTTTCTTTACTCCATTGATCTTGATCTTTAATGTAAAGAGTTTCTCTCTTAAAATCAGAACAATGAATAGGTCTATCAGGAATATCTAAGTTTTTTAAACCATTAATGAATATTTTGGAAATTCCTTCAGAAAATCCTAGACGTCCAGTTTCCTCTAAATCAATATTACTAACATTTAATTGATTAACAAAATCCATAATGTTCATAGCATCTTTACATGTTTCATTTAAGAAAAAATTAAGATTAAAATTATTGTTAGTTGTATTATTAGTAATATTATTATGTCCCGCATTTTTGGCTAATTCAATCATTTGTTTATTTTGATCAATAATGAGTTGTTTAAAATCTGAATTTTCTTTCATGAGGTGCTGAACGAGCGATTCCACATTTTCAGAAGCGGATATATTAGAATTATGATTATTACATTTTTGTTTATGTCTCCATAATCCAGTTCGTTCTTTATAAACCTTTCCACAATGACAAATATAATCGGAACTTTTTTTGTCAGAAATTGTTGATTTTTGGTGTTTTTTATGTTTATCAGTTGTCAAGTGTCTTTCGTATTGGCTTTGTCGTGACGTAGAATAGTAACATATTTTACATTCAAAACAACTTGGGATTTTTGGAACTAAATTTAGCAACATTGTTGATACATTAGCAACAGAAAAAGTTCCTAAACCTTTTTACAAGAAATTTTTAACGTAACACTTTTATAACATATTTTTTAAATTTTAAAGCATTTGCATTACGAATCTGTTTTCAGATGGTCTTTTTCAAGACTTTTTTTGGGTTTTCATTTTTGGACATTTATTTTTGTCCATTTTTCAAAACCGATTCACTTTTATAAAAAGAAAATTTCCAAATTATATATATTATTTAATTTTTAACTTAAAGAGCCTTTAAGTTCCTTTTTTAATATATATTATTTAATTTTTAACTTAAAGAGCCTTTAAGTTCCTTTTTTAATATATATTATTT